TCAGCGTTAGGGATGGTACTGATATACAGGGCAGACCTTGAGAAGTACGGAGTGGAGGATGACCTCTATGAGGTCACGGACAGTTTCAAACGTCCCATAGATCCGTTCTTCCTCAAGGCAAGACCGAGCATGTCATCAAGATTCGTACCCAAGGAGAAGGAGGAAGCTGTTTTTAAACGTACTTATAGGAAAAGATGGTAAGCAATGAGAGTTTTCCCTCACAGAAGAAGAGTGAGAAGGAGAAGAATGAGAAATGGGCACGTGAGTGCGTAAGACTCGCAACTGATATGGGACTGTATTCAGACAGTTTCTACACGGAATACCGTGAGGTGAGGACCAACATGGACCTTTACAACAACATACTCGATGTGGATGACATGCTCGACATGTGCGATCCGTTCGGTATCAATAACGATGACTTCCCCTTCAAACCTCAGCATTATCCGATAGCCAATACGAAGATAAACCTTCTGATGGGTGAGGAGACCAAGAGAAGGTTCGATTGGAAGTTGAAGGTGATCAATCCCGATGCGGTGACAGAGAAGGAGAAGGAGATCATGGACATCATACGTCAGGAACTGACAAAGGCGATATCCTCCGATCTTCCACCTGAGATGATGCAGAGGAAACTGGATGATCTGAAGAACTATCTTGCATTCGACTATCAGGATGCAAGGGAGCGTAGGGGAACACATCTCCTGAATCACATGATCGAGAAGGAGAATCTGAAATACAAGTGGAACATGGGGTTCCTTGACGGTCTTGTGGCTGGAAGGGAGATATACTCGTTCGATATAGTCGGAGGGGATCCGAGGGTACGCAAATGCAACCCTGCGAATGTCAGGGTGATACGCAAGGGATATTCTGCAGATGTACAGGATGCCGACATCATCGTTGAGTGGGGGTACCATTCAAGGGGGTCGGTTATAGACATGTTCCATGAATATCTCAGACCTGAGGAGGTCACGGAGATCGAACGGATGACGATCTCGCTGAACAGTTCCAACGATGAGGCGGTAGCTGTTGAGAAGCAGCCTGATCTGCTTGCAGGGAGTTTCAGTATGGTGCAGGATGCCAATGGCAACATGGTGCCATCATATGCATATCCTGCGGAGAACATGCTGTCACCCATAAAGGAGGACGGTTCCGTACTTGTCACAAGGGTGGTATGGAGATCGTACCGTAAGATAGGTAAGCTGAAGTACTATGACAGGAATACGGGTGAACAGCTTTACAGGTTCGTTGACGAGTTCTATGTTCCCAATGTCAAAAGGGGTGAGGAGATAGAGAAGTACATCTGGGTGACCGACTGGTGGGAAGGTACACGTATCGCACGTAACATATATGTGAAGATGAGACCCTGGCCTGTAAAGGCATACAGTATGACCAACCCTACGGGTACGATGTGTCCATATGTGGGAGGTGACTATACGATGGAGGGAGAGCCTACCACCTCTCTGATGGGCAGACTCAAACCGTACTCATACTATTATGATTTCATGATGTACAAGCTGTGGGAGACCATCAGCAAGCACAAGGGAGTGATAGGCTATCTCGATCTTGCAATGATACCTGAAGGTATGGAGATGGAGGATGCACTCTATTTTGCAGATAGGATGGGATGGTTGCCGATAGACAGTTTCAAGGAGAGCAGGAAGGGGTCCTCAACAGGTAGCATAGCAGGGAACATGAACACCAACAGATCCCCTATGAACTTCGATCTGGGCTCATACATGCAACAGAACCTTTACATATTGAACTTCCTCAAGGAGGAGATAGCCAACATCTCAGGTGTCACAAGACAGCGTGAGGGATCCATATCGAGCAGTGAGCTTGTAGGGAATACGCAACGTGCGGTAATGCAGTCGTCACACGTGACGGAGATGTACTTTCATTTCCATGACAGGATAAAACTGGCCACATTGAAAGCTACCCTTGAGGTTGCGAAACATGCATACAGGGGAAGGAAGCTGCATGTGCAGTACGTCTCTGATGACATGTCACAGGTCATGTCCGAGACAGACGGTGACAGTTTCAGGGAGATAGACTTCGGTCTGACGATCAACACGAACATGGAGTATCAGCAGTTGTATCAGACGATGATCCAGCTTGCTCAAGCAGGTCTTCAGAACGATAAGGTGAACTTCTCTCAGATAATGGACATACTCAGTGATCCGAGCATCAGTTCAGTGAGACGTAAGATAGAGAATGCGGAACGTCAGAAGCTCGATCAGTTGAAACAGGATGCACAGTCACAGCAGGAGTCCGTTCAGCAGATACAGCAGATGAGGAATGAGGCCGCACAGCAGGCAGAACAGTTCAAGGCTGAACTGGCACTCCAGTTGGAGAAGATAAGGACCGATGGGAAGATCGATCTTGAGAAGGCGAAGATGGAGTTTGAACTCCGTCTCAAGGGCACTCCAAGTGCCGACAATGTTCTGAGCGAACAGAATGAGGTCAGGAAACTCGATATGCAATTGAAGCATGAGGCAAAGGAGGGGGAACTCGATAGACGTACAAAAGAGGCCATAGAAGACAGGAAAGAGGCCAAAAAGTCTATAAAGTGATCCCTTAAAAGGAGAAGAGGGACTTGACATACGGTGTTAATTGAATTAATTTTGTAAATTAGAAATGGAAGATAATCTGTCAACAGTTGACATATTCGATTTCAATATCGATGGTATTGAGAATGATGGTGTATTCACACTTGATGATATGACCAGTACGGACAACGCTGCCCCCATTGCTGCAGATGTGAAGGGAGATGAAGTTGTCAAAGAGACCTTTGAAGTGGAGCTTGCCGCTCCGAAGTTGCCTGCCGTGGAAGAAACGAAGAGGGAGGAGGCACCTGTGTTCGAGGTCAATGATAAGCCGTCCCCAGAGAGTGCTCCCTCTTCTCCTCTCTTAACGAGACTCGCCTCGGCACTTTATAAGGACGGTGTACTCTCTGGAGTGGATGAACAGGACATCAAGGATGTCGATGTTCCCAAACTCGCGGATCTCATCAAGAAGACCATCTCTCACAACGAGTTCTCAGGACTCGATGAGAGGGCAAAGCAGGCACTTGAGGCGATACGTGCAGGGGTTCCAGTTGAGAACGTGATAAAGCATCACAACACTGGGATCAAACTCGCTGAGTTCACAGAGGACAGGTTCGTTGAGAACGATCTTGATACTGATGAATCGTCCGAGGAGAAACTTGCCGTGAGGAAGAGTCTGATATACAATGATCTCATTGCACGTGGTTTCGATCAGCGTGATGCTGAGAGACGTACGGCACAGTCGTTCAAGGCTGGTGATGACGTTGCAGATGCCCGTCTTGCACTTCAGAGTCTGAAGAGGATCGCAGAGGTCCGCAGACAGGAGGAGATCCAGCAGGCTAAGAGTGAGCAGAAGCGTCAGGAGGACACCCGTCAGCAGCTTTTCACCAATGTTGCAGGGATGAAGGAGGTCATACCTGGTCTGCCAGTGTCTCAGGAGGTTTCCAAATGGATGGCGGAGGCTATGACCAGTCCTACAGGTAGGACACAGGATGGAAGACTGCGTACAGTGGTCTCCGACAAGAGGTCCGAGGATCCGTTCAAATTCGACACACGTCTGCATTATTTCATAAAGATGGGACTGTTCGATGAGAAGCCTGACATGTCGTTCCTTGCGAAACGCAACATGAGCAGCGCGATACAGGAACTTGAAAAGAACCTTTCCAACGAAGGGGTTTATGATGGAGGGAGGGGAGCCTCTCTCGAAAGTATCACTGAAAGGGAGATGAAGAACAGGATGTTCAATCTTCTTGACGGTGTTGATATCTAATAATTGAAATTCAAACCAATTTAAATGGCACTTCAATTTTCAGAATTTCAGATGTATGATGCACAGCATTGGTCAGGATTGACATCTGCCAATCACCTGCACAGCATCTATCAGGGCCGTCCTCAGAAGGCGACCGAGATCATGCGTAGGATCCACACGACCAATTTCGGAGTGGACCTCGATTCACAGCTCTCACAGTACAAGGTGAAATACCTTGAGACCGATGATGACTTCACTTGGGAACTTATCGGTAGCGGTAAGAAGAACGTTCCTCTGATCGAGGCCCGTCTGACCCCTGGTGGCAATGCGGTGGCAGTAGGTGACGAGCCTGGTAAGGTCGTTACCGAGTTCTATCTGGTATTCCCAGAGAAATGGTTCACGGATGAGCACATCATCGTGGGTCATAAGAATGAACTCTATCCTTTGCAGATACAGGCCGATCCGATCCCTGATGGCAGCAACTGGTTGTACCCAGTGAAGCTGATCACAGGTGACCTCGATCTTTTCGTACCTGTTGAGGAACTTGCCCCTGGTACACGTTGGTCACGCGATTGGTCACTTGTGGAGGACACACTGTCCAAGAAGGGCGGAGGTATCAACTTCGAGTCACCTTTCGGTATGCGTAACACGTTCTCAATGATCCGTATGCAGCATACTCTTCCTGGTAACATGGTGAACCGTCCGTTCGCAACTGGATTCAAGATCAAGGATCAGAAGAACGGTAAACTGGAGACATTCCTTACATGGATGCAGTACGAGGACTATGTCTTCGATCAGCAGTACCGTCTGGAAAAGAACCGTCTGTTGATGTTCGCACGTTCAAACCGTGGTGTCAATGGTCAGTACTACAACATCGGTAAGTCAGGTCACGTGAAGAAGCAGGGTGCAGGTATCCGTCAGCAGATGGAGAGTTCTGGTACCGAGTACTACAGTGACTTCTCGATCGAGTGGTTGTTGAACGTCCTTACAGATCTTTCCGAAGGAAAACTGCCTACCGACCAGCGTCACTTCGTTGCACGTACAGGTGAGCGTGGTGCGACTCAGTTCCACCTTGCACTTGAGAACCATGCACAGTTGTTCCAACCTCTGTTCAATACTGACCGTATGTTCAAGACGAGCAACAACGGAGGCATGTCAGGTGTATCGATGGCCTACGGTTACGGAGGTCAGTTCCTTGATTACATGGGACCTAACGGTATCCGTTTCTCCATCTCTGTGGACAGCATGTATGATGACCGCGAGCGTAACAAGATCCTTCACCCGAACGGTGGTGTTGCTGAATCCTACCGCTATGACATCATGGACATCGGTACCACCAACGGTGAGCCGAACATCCAGAAGTTCTATGTGAAGGGTTCTGACAACATCTGGGGTTATGAGCCAGGATTCCGTGATCCGTACTCTCCTACAGGTAAGATGAGCGTAATGGCCCATGCTACCGATGGATATACCGTTCACCGTGGATGTCAGGTAGGTGTGGCAGTGTACGACCCGAGCCGTACGAAGTCTATCATCCCGAACATCCTGTATTGATAATGACCTACTTTAGAGAAGAGAGAAAATGGCAGGTAAGAGTAAAAGCAGTGTAGAGGCGGAAGAAGGGGTTGCAACAGCAACTCCTTCCTTCTCGCTTCCACGTAAGAAGGTGAAGGTCATCCCTGTAATGAAGAAGGGATGGCTGCCGAAAGGACATGAGGCCGAATTCCTTTATAAACATTCGGTGAACACGTACACGGTACCCAAATCATCATTGACAGGTGTATACATCAATCCGTTGAGTGTGGAGGAGGTAGAGTTCCTTGAGTCACATCCTGGACTGTCTGTCAATGCAGGGGATCTTTCCGTGCACAAGAAGGACAACAATTTCTGGAGATCGATATTCAAACCGATCAGACTTTCCAAGGATGAACGTACATTGGACCTTTCGGATCCCATGGACTACATCACATACAAGGTTCTGCTGTTGAACAAGGATTCGATCGCTCCAGATGCTGAGAGCATCAACAACAAGGCATCCTACAAGTATGCCATCGTTGAGCTTGACTATGAGGACAACAAGAGATCGAACACGGCAAATCTGATGACAGATGCCTATGTGGAGTATTCCAAGTTCCGTGAGGACAGACAGACACTTTCAGATGTACTGTTCCTACTCAAGAGTCAACGTGTACCTTTGAGTGCTTCACTCACATGGTTGCAGGGACAGGTGGGAGACTTCATCTCTGTCGATCCAGGGAAATTCCTCAAAGTGGTCAGAGACCCGAATCTGCAGACACGTCTGTTGATAACCAAGGGACTGACGTACAATGCGATACAGAAGGACGGAACAGCATACCGTACGATAGGTGGTGACCTTATGGGTGTAGACCTTTCAGCTACGATAGCATTCCTGAACAACAAGCAGAACAGTGACCACAGGATCCTCATTGAGGCGATGGTCGCAAGATCTGAAGGGAAGTAATGACGAACGCAGAGATTCTTTCATATATGAAGCTCCGATACGATGCATTCGCATCTCAGGACGCTCCAGGTTACGATGATCAGGATTATTCCACACTGTTCAACAGTGCTCAGAAGATCTTTGAGAAATCGCTGTACAACGAATATGGCAACATATCACGTAAAGGTGCAGAGGAGACCGAGAAGCGTTCCAAGGATCTGTCAGAGTTGAAGGATCATGCGGTCATCACAGCTCCCTTTTCTTCTGGTGACCATCCGAACTCCTTCTTTGTCAACCTTCCAGATCTTTTCTGGGTGGCACTCAAGGAGGAATGTGATGTCACCTATACGGACAGTTGCAACAATCAGGTGACTGCACGTATTCAGGTGAAACCTGTGAAGGAAGACTATTATAACGTCAATGTCAAGAATCCATACAAGCGTCCTTACGAGGAACTTGTATGGAGAATTGACAGAGAGAGAGGCAACACTACGGCACCTCTCAGCGTCAGTAATAGGAAAAGACATGAGATAGTATTGTTCCAAGGTGCCCAACTGGTCAACTACAGGATATCATACTATAGGAGAGCAAAGGATGTGGATCTTACTGACAATACCGATTACTGTGAGTTCGATCCCATACATCACGAAAGGATAGCTGACATGGCTGTCGAATTGGGAATGCAGACTACCGAAAAGGCATCTTTGCAGACCAAGATAATTGAAAATTCAAAAATCATTGAATAATGAGCGTATTTGCAAAAGTGACCAACTCTAACCATCTTCCTGCATTGGAGGAGGGCAGATTGAAGGTATACTCCAAGCAGTTCAATGCACTGGTCAGCAAACTGAACTCACTCTTCACCTCTGAAGGCGTACTCACCGCTGATCTTGTAGGTGATGTCACTGGAGGTGTGAACCTTACAGTAGTGCCTGTTGCAGACCTTGGGGATGCCGCAGATGCTGTCAACACCGCAGGGAAAGTGATAGGCAAGATAGTGGTAGGTGACGATGGTCTCATCTACAGTGCACTCGGTACCTCTGCCACAAGTGTATGGGCAGCTTCAGACGGAGCGTCCGATATTACCCCATCCTAACCTTTAAAAGGTCGGACAATAGATCAATTCTTAACTTAAAACTCAATTGAAATGAGCGCACCAAGTGCAATTAACAATTCAAAGCAGATCCTTGTGGGTGGAACCCCTTCGTCTGCTATCACCACCACCACAATCAAGAATGCCACATTTCTGGCAAACGCTGGTGAGGTGGGAATCTTCACCCCTCAGGGACTACGTATCCTTGAAACTGCATCTCCCTCTGCTGTACTAGGAGTATCTTTGGTAGCCACTCCAGGCATGGATTTCGTACTTGCAGTAAGTCGGGGAGCAAATGAGGCCCCTCTTGTATCGGACGTGATCAAAGGATCTACCGTCACCGTTGCAAAGAAGAAGGCATATGCGGCAGCAACCGAACAGTCTACAGCTATCGGTTACAATGGTACAAGCGGTCTTATCGCTGATGTTGCCACATACGCAGGCGGACTTTACAAGGTAGGTGTACTTGTACATCAGTTCCTTTCAGGTACCGACAGTGAGAAGATCAAGGCAGGTTACTACCAGTCTCAACTTACTGACAGTCAGGCAGACATCGCATTGGGACTTGTAAAGTCACTCGTGCAGAATTTCAGCCGTGAGGTGAGCAATGCCAACGGACAGAAGCCTGTGGAGTTCAAAGCAGTGGTGAATACACCATTGGCAAATGACTTTGTTTTTGATAACTCCAACTTCAATATGACAGTCACCAAAGGGGCAAAACAGATTCTTGCTGAGAATACTGGTCCTACCTATAACACAGGTACGTTGCTTGCAGTAGGTGACTTCCTACGTATAGGAACCGCTGCTGGTGCTGTAGGTACGGTAGCCCTTCTTTCAGATGTTTACAAGGTGGTCAGTATCGTAGGTACTGTGATCACACTTGACCGTGAGGTTTGGGCTGCATCAGGTACATACGTTGACAACTCTGGTAATATCACTGTCATCCCTGCATCTGTAGGTGAGGCTGCAAACTGGGGTATCATCTCTTCAGGTACTGCACTTCCTTTCGATGTGAAGAAGAAGCGTTACGCAAAGGTGCGTTTCGATGTGACATTGAACGAGAACTTCGGTTCAACCGCTGTCACTACCATCACAAGTGCATCTGAAGGTAATGGTACATATCAACAGGTTGCCCAATTGGAGAAATTCCTTAACGGGTTCCGTGCAGAGCAGTATGAGATGGGAGAACCGTTCCTGTTCAATTCAGATCAGGATCTTCTTGCAGATCCTGCAGTTACGGGTTCAGGGTACAATCAAATCTCTTTGATCTTCTCGAACACTGTATTCAACTTCCAAGGTGAAGTATCTCCTAAAGAGCTGATCATTGCAGTGCCTGCAACTACCCCTGGGTATGCTGGAGCATCTGCCGATGACATCACTGATGTCCTGGAGGATATCATTCCAGTAGCTGCTCAGGTTGATGGTGACCTTGCCATCTGATAATTGATAATGATCTGGGGGAAGGGTATCATATTGCCCTTCCCCGAAGATCGAATCATATCTGCCAATGGGACTTAGACCGATAATAAAAGCATGCTCTTTGAACAGTTGCACAGGACTGCGTGTGACAGATGCCACAGGTGTCTATGATGTAGCGACAAATCCTGGAGGATGGGGGTCCCCTAATCCTGATTACGATTCATCAGGTCTTGTGATATCCATGGAGATCACTGCATCTGACGGAACGGTAACACAGATAAACGATCTTGAGGATCAGGTGACATCCACCGTAACTGGTGCTTTCACCTATAATGATATTGAGGTGGATCTACCTGACGGGTGGACCACCATAGAATACACGGTTGCCACTGATTCCACGTCAGTAAGTACTACCATAAAGATATTCACTTACTGTAAGATACAGTGCTGTGTATTCAATAAGATGCTTGATATGAGAACCTTCGACCTCTGTGAGGAGAAGGAGAAGATTGCAGCGTACATGCACATGTGGATGCTTTACAAGGCATTGCAGTTTGCAGCTAACGGTTGCAACGACTCAGCGGCATCTGATATTCTTTCACGATTGAAGTCACTCTGCGAGGTATCCACCTCTCCAGACTGTGGCTGTAAATGATACGATATGTCAACAGGATGTTCAGGATGCAATGACGGATGCTTCGATGAAAGTGTTCAACTTGCACAGGGTCCAGCGGGACCTACTGGAGCAACAGGTCCTCAAGGGCCTGAAGGAGACGAAGGGCCAGCAGGACCAGAAGGCCCTGCAGGATTTGTTCTCATAGATACGATAACTGCTCCCGTTGCGGTTTCTGCCACCAGTTATTCAAACGCAACAGGAGGAGCATGGACCATCCCTGCTGATACTTTCATAGACAATAAGGACACTGTAAGATTCGAGTTCACAGTCGTACCTACACCTCATGACACGAACACATACTCAATGAAGTTGTATGTGGGCGGTCAACTGATAGATCTGGGATTTCTTTCAGCCTCTTCACTTCAAATAAAAAGTGAGTTCATGACATCCATAGTCACAGATATCATAAGAACATCGGCTACAACACTGAAGGTTGAGACAAGTTATACCGTGTATCAAGGGGCAAGCGGGTACTCAGATCCTCTGTATCTTTACGTAGGAGGACTTGGCCAGATAGGTCATTTTCACAGATCCTCACAGACCATAACAGTGGCTGATGTGGAAGCATTGATGTATGCTGATTTTCAGGTAGAGGTGTCAAGTGCTTCGTATCCTGTGAAAACGACTGTTGGTAAGATGTACTTCATGAAAAAACTTGTATAATGGCGATAAAACAATATGCGGCACTCACATCAGGTACTATAAGCATACCTGTTGATTACACCACGTCATACCCTGATTTTCCGCGTCAGGACAATCTCATCACAGGTACAGTAACACTTGTGGGTAATCTGGTAGTATCTCCGAGCGGGACACCTACATCAGGACAGAGAGTGAATGTGATATGGGATGCAGCAGTAACGCCATCTGGCAGTACTGTTACCGTATTCGGAAAGACCATCAATGATGAAGCCCTTACAGGGTCGTTCGTGGTTGAATGCATATACAATGGATCCTCATGGTCTGTTGATGTCCTATCAGATTCATCATCAATAGGCACGATAGCTGGAAAGCAGTTGGCTGACCAGTCGATAACCTACGCTAAGTTTCAGGACGTTGCAGCTAATTCGATCCCTGTAAGAGATGCTGGTACAAATGGTGTACTGAGCGCAAAGGCACTGACATCCGCTCAGATACTCATAGGGAACGGTGCTGGATTCAATGCGGCAGCCCTGAGTGGTGATGTGACAATGACACCCGCAGGGGTGGTATCGCTTGGTAGCTCGGTAGTTGATACTGCTGAACTTGTCGATGAGGCAGTTACAACAGCAAAGATCGAAGATGCTGCCGTGACCCCTGGTAAACTGAGCGCGTCCTCAAGAAAGGAAATGGTTGCGATACCTGTTTCATTTGCAACCGCTGGAGAGATAGGTGTATTGAAGTATACTATGTGCTACGATTGTACTGTTGACGCAATTCATGCAACTGTGACAAAGCCTGCCACTTCAGATACAGCCACTATCGTATTCAAGGATCACGGAGGTACTGTTCTTACTGGTTCTCAGGTCGATATAACCACAAGTCTTGTGCTTGGGAACATCGTGTCAACAACCCCATCAGCGAACAATACGTTCAGTGCTGGTGAGCAGATAACATTCGAAACAAGTAAATCAACTGCGGGTAGCGGTGACTGCACAGTGATATTGTGCCTGACTCGTGACTGATGGGCTACAGGATAGAAAATAAGGCGACAGAACTTCTCATCTATGATACGGATGGGAAGAACATCACCTATTATCCTAAATCCGATCTTACAGTTGCTGTAAAGGATGGAAATCTTATCATTTACAGTACTGGAACTGTGATCCTTAATTCAGAACCCTCAAAGATAAATGACCCGTCTGTGAATGGTCTGTATGAACTTGTTACAACAATAAAGGCATATCTACAGAGTGATGGTGGTGACAACTTCTCAGGAGGATGGGCTGACTACAATGATAATGCTACGTCAGGAACACCATTGAGTGTAACTGGTGGAGGCTCGGCAGTAGTCCTGACAAATGATACTCTAGGTGCTTACACTAACGTGTCAAACCTTCCAGATGGAGTTACATCATTATGGAATTCTTCCACAAATAAATTCGTGTGGACAGACCTGAAAGTAGGTGATATGGTTGATATCAGACTTGATATATCAGTAACTACGGCATCATCAAATACAAGTATTGATGTTCTGCTTCATTTAGGAACTGGAGGCGGTGCATATACTATACCATTTATTCAGGAGCATAACTTCAAAACATCTGGAACACATCAGATAACGAGATTCAATTCTATTTACATGGGTGACTCAAACACGCTGAATAACGGGGGGCAGTTCAAAATAACGGCAGATTCAAATTGTACTGTCGTGGTAAATGGATGGTATATAAGAGCAATACTTAAAGGAATTTAAAGAAATGGCAACAACATCATTATTGTCACAGATAGCACAGGCTGTGAAAAGACTTCTCCAACTTGACAGGATAACAGGCAATAAGGGATTCAAACTCCTTGAAAGCGGTATTGCATATTCTGGACTCAATGGTTATTCCATAGTATGTCAGGAAGACTGTGAGTTCACCACATTTGATGTGAACGGGATCGATAGACTTTCCGATTATGGTCTGACTGGAGCTACTGTAAAGGCAGGTGCATACCTTCCTGTTCCTGAAGGCTCTGCAATAACCGATATAGAACTTACATCAGGAACCTGCATCATTTACAATCTGTAACATGGCAATAGGTGTAGGATTGACCAAAATAGGAGGTTCTGGTGGTTTTTCTGGGACTGCAACACTATCTGTCGATAATGCAAATCCTGTTATAGGTGACACTATCGAATACACCATAACCGAAAGCGGCTTCACGGCTACATCATATAAGTTCGTCATTCCGATAGCTGTTGACACTTATGAGGTTATCGAACAGGCATCAAACACTTATGCGCATACAGTGACTGCGATAATCAGCGGAACTGCGAATGGAACTGCAATCGGTGTCGGAGGTTCGGCAACAACGAATGATTTGAACGTGTACAGTATTGGCAAGGCTCTTGATTATGTAACGTCCAAGCCCGATATGGCTTGTTCTTTATATTCACTTTATCAGTCCTATACCACGGCAGTTGTCAACATCCGAAGAAGCAGCGACAATGCCACAGCCGACTTCACGGAAGAGGAATTGACCGATGGGACTGCCGTAACATGGGTAGGTGCTGGGAATACTGGATATCTTACAACATTGTATGACCAAACCGATAATAATAGAGATGTATTCCAACCAACCGCGAGCTATCAGGGCGTGATAGTTGAAAGTAGCGCAAGGGTGGTCGATTCTGATGGTTATTCAGCGTGGCGAAACCAGATCGGAACACAGGCCATGCGCACACGGTCTTCGCTTTGCGGAACCAATGGCGCATTGTTCATCGTATGTGAGATAAACGGAATACACTCAGGCAGTCAGGCGTGGTTATTTACAAACGGGAGCAATCCAGGCGTGGGTATATTTTCAAATAACCCTTTGGACGCATCAAGTCCAACAGCTACCTCAGGCACTCCAAGTTACTACGTCAATGGGGTGGCGATAGCCAATACACGCGGGGCGTTAGGCAGTGCTATCATCGGCAACCGATGTGTGGTGGCTATCACGGGCATCAACTTCAATCAGACGCAGAACTGGCGATTCAATGATTCAGCCGTTATAGGATTATTCTGCAATACCTCAAGCAAGTTCTTGGCTTTCGTTGCGTTCAATGACTTTGACAACGCCGAACGGGCGACATTTGAAACCGAGTTAATGACGTACTATGGAATCTAAAAGACTATACTTCGATACCGAGGAGGAACGCGATGAATACAATCGTGAGGCAGCGAGAACGCGTGGTTGCGACATGGTGACAACCATATTTTGGTGGCCATACGGTGAAGACGAAAATGGTTTTTACGTTGAGGAAAGCTGATACGGTAAATGAACAGAGGTCATAACATAGACGATTGGGAGGTCTTCAGAGACTGTGCGGTAAAGTTTGCATCAAACTTTGTTGATATAAAGATATGGGCAGTCACATTCGTTGTGGCTCCATTATTTACTTTCACCGAAAAGTACCTGTTCGCAGATTGGGAATTTCTAAAGTTTCTTACAGTGTTCATGGCACTCGATCTTATCACTGGTGTAGCAAAGGCATTGAAGAAAAAAGAGGCAGTCACTTCTTACGGATTGAGAAGAACTGTTGTAAAGGCTATGCAGTACGGTGTATTTCTGATCGTTGTACACGGACTCGATTCTTTCCAGGTGAAAGGTGAGTCGGTAGACATATTCGGATGGATAGTCACTGGAGCCTACTCATTCCTAATGGCTGTTGAAGGAAAGTCGATACTTGAGAACATTGTGGCCATAGACGACAGGTTTGACATCGCGTCATTCATTGAGAGGATCATGAAGCAGTTCAAGAAGGATGCATAATGGAACTGCTGGAAAAACATTGGCCAAAGATACTCGGGGTCATAGGAGTGGTTGCTCCCGCTCTCGGATGGATAGGCAATTCCATATATGATGGAGCGGTTTACAAGGGTGAATTGAAAGCTAAACAGGAGATCAATGAAACATATAATGAGGCTTTGCGTGATGCTATCATCTATCGCGCCAAGTATGAGAGCTGCTGCTCAGACCTACGAGAGGATCAGCCATGATACAGTAGTGGTATCTCAGGCTTTCAGAAAGGATACCATGTGCATCTATGATGTACTGCGTATCAATGAAAGCTATGATTGGGAGAAGAAGACAAAGTTGAACGAGGAACTGTTCCTTGAATTGAAAAGACCTAAAAGAAGGGAAGAATGAGTTCAGAGAAAGCAGTAAAGGCATACACTACGAACAGGATATGCTGCCTTACGACCAGTGTCCTCAGAACGGACAGACTGTTGAAGTATGGTAATGAGAGTGCATTGTGCTGTCTTACAAAGGATTTTGTGGCTCAATCGTTCCTTGAGATGCTTCAATGTTCTCCGATAAGCTCTTCCCTTACATGGTACAAGGCTGTACTTAAATTGCAGTACAGTGAACCAGAACCTCTGGAGTATGAGTATGATGTCCCTTTGATCATAGTGGATGCTGGTCTGCCATTCGTATCGTTTGACGGCAATCAGTCCACAGATCCTATAAGTTTCTCTGGAAATTATGGTATATTGGATGATATGGAGGCAGTAGTTGAACAACTGGCTATCGTTATGAACGATTTTTTACAGGATACTGGTTCAAGTACACTGTTCGGAAATGCCGTGGTGGACAGTGATGATCCGACCTGCGTACTTGTCACGATCTACCATGATTCATCATGGGGCGATGTCGATCACATTCCTGTCATACCTGATATAACATCTTCGGACATACCTCTCGACAGTACTCTGACCACCCTGTCATACGCAGAGGACAGTTCAGTGACAAGGGCGGGTTGTCTTTCAGAACAACAGATGTGCAACATGAAGGAATATCTTGACAGGTACTGTAGATCATGTTGATGAATGGAGAGATCCAAAAATGTGAGATGGTGTATGATCGCCCCGATACAATGTGACTGTGAAACGGAAAGAGACTGCAAATACTTTCAGACCAAAGACGAGGATAAAACTCGGAAGGCATCGCAAAAGCGAAAACAAGCATAGAAGAAAGAAACCTTACGCAGGTCAGGGAAGATGAGCAAAGCAATAGCCTGTCTACAGGGACAGATAGGAGTGAATGATGACGGGGTATTCGGGAAGGATACACTGAAAGCAGCACGTGATCACTGGAAAATGACAGATGCAGAGGCCGTACACTTCTTCGCGCAATGCTGTCATGAGACAGGCAACTTCATCACCTTCACGGAAAACCTTAACTACAGTGCAGATGGCCTTATGACCGTATTCAAAAAGTACTTTCCGGACAAGCTCATTGCCTTAGCGTATCAGCGTCAACCTGAACGTATCGCAAACCGTGTATACGCCAACAGAATGGGGAACGGTGACGAATTGAGCGGAGACGGTTGGAGATACAGAGGAAGAGGTGCTCTGCAACTTACTGGAAGGAACAATTATCAAGAATTCTTTGATAGGATCAGTAGACCTGATCTTATCGATACTCCTGATGTAGTGGCAGATGAGTATGCATTTCAGAGCGCAAGACATTTCTTCAAGATGAATGGACTATGGAGTATCTGTAACAGAGGAATTGACCAGAACACTGTAACTGAACTCACTAAGAGAATAAATGGGGGAACGAATGGACTGCAGCACAGGATCGAACTCACTGAAAGATTCAAGACACTTATAAGATCATGAGCAACGGAGTATTCAAACAGCCTGTGACATACAGGGAGATCATTGCCTGGATGGTCATATTTGGATTGTTGATGACAAATGCAGTATCTTTGCTCGGAGGATGGAATTACATCGATCATCTGCAATCTCAGAGAGACGTACTGTCACAGGAGAACAGGGTCCTTCAGAAGGACTTCAATTCTCTCAAGGACACTCTTGCACAGAGGGATATTGAGATAGTGCGTATTCAGAAGGACAGAGATGGTAGAAAAGGGGAGATGAATAGGATCCTGAAGGATATTGAAGACCTAAAAAAGAAGAATGAGGAGGCTATTTTGGATATTGCTGGTGCTGATGTTCAAGGGGATATCAGCGGAGTGTCAGGAATTTTCAGGGACCACAGAAGATGGTAGGACATATCATCTCGATCTGGTCTATGATCCACTGATACAACAGTATCTCATGCGTACCGATCAGGTAGGTATGAAGATAATAAGGGAGATCCATCAGAACAGGATGCATCTCCAGGAGGAAAGGGACTCATTGGTAGCCCTCAATCTGCTGTACAGTAGCGACATACTTGACTGTGACCGACAATTGGACCTACTGCAACGTAATGCACTTTCCTTTCAGGATCAGCTTGATATAAAGGAGAACATGCTGAAGAATGAGATTCAGAGGAATAGGGATGCAGATCTCATGATAAAGGATCTGAGGAAGAAGGCAGCGGACGGAAAAGTGATGCTGATAGGAGGGAGTATTTGCGTTGGAGTGGGTTTTGCGACCATACTCTATGTGTTTTTAAAATGACCGTATGAGATACAGAGAAGAGATACTATCGTTCCTTTTGGAACATAAGGGTTGGATAAAGAAATCATCAAGTGATCTGTGTGCCCGACTGAAAAGGCTCGGAATGGAGTCCACTGAACAACAGGTGAAGGAGATACAGGCAGAGGCACGTCAGAAGATCAAGTACATGCACCCCAATGATACCGACTCACTCACTGAGAACATGAGAATAAAGAAGGTATGGTTCACCCCTGAGGGAAAGATGGGTGTATCGTATATAAGCGATGAGGATACGGAAACATCCAACGATCTGTTGGATTCCATCAGACAGATAGTGGAGAAAGGGGTTCCGAGCTATACACCTGCGAAGGCATCCTCTGGACACAACTCACTCATGCTATCAATATTCAGTACGGACAAGCATATAGGGGCATCCAATCCCATGAACAGCATATACAGTAACATATATGACAGGGAGGAGATCTTCAACAGACATGACCGTCTGATGGACAGAATACTCGATCAGAAGAAGAAGTTCGGAAAATTCGAGAAGTTCGTGTTCTATGATCTCGGTGATGCCCTTGATGGCAATAACGGCCAGACCGTACGTGGAGGGCATACTCTTCCTCAGAACATGTCTGGAAGGGAGCAGATCGACTGCTACATAGAGGTCACACTGCGTACCATGGAGTATCTGATAGAGAATGATATTGCAAAGGACATATGGTTCATTGCCACCAGTAACGACAACCACTCTGGAGCAGTGGGTCACGGTGCCCTGAGAGCAGTTCAGATATATCTGCAGACCAGATATCCCCATGTAAACACCTTTGTGACCTCAAAGATGCTCGATCATATAACCATGGGGGATCACACCTACATATTCGGTCACGGTAAGGATGACAGTGATATGAAGGCAGGACTGCCTTTGTTCCTCGATGCAAGGACAGAGAACTTCATAAATGACTACATAGACCGTAAACAGATACGGTCAAAATATATCCATGTGGTGAAGGGTGACCTTCATCAGACCTCCGTTGGATATGCCAAGAGATTCCGTTACGTCAACAACCTTAGCATGTACGGATCGTCAAAATGGATACACAGTAACTTCGGCAGCGGTACTGCAGGAGTGGACTACGAGATAACAGAACTCTACGGAGAGGAGATCTACAGATCAAGACTGACATACGGACATGACGCTTAACGAATTGACATACCAGATCATAGAGGCTGTAAGACCTGAGATCCATGATGATGATGTCCTTGATATGCGACTTATCAAGGATCTGATACACAATCAGAGATCCATATGGTTGAGAGCAGAGATGAACAAGCACAGATATGTGCCAGAGGAGGTCATTCAGGATCTCGGATGTGTCCCTCTTGTAAAGGCACCTGTGGAGGAGTGCTGTGACTTCTCATCCGCATGCACAATACTCAGAACACAGAACAGGATACCTACACCGATAGCTCTGCATCACAGGGAGGCCATAGAAAGGGTATCCCCTATCAATGTATTGGGAAAGCCTTTCAGTTTCAAGACATATAGGGAGGCATTGTTCTTCGGCAATGGAAGATTCAACAGAAAGATGGCAGCAGCCTTCTTCCGTAACGGTTACATCTACATAGTCACCAAGGATCCTCTGTTGAACATGATGACCACCGTGAACATAAGGATGGTTGCTGCAGACCCCACTGAGGCGGCAGCATTCAATCTATGCACAGGACAGGCATGCTATTCGGATGACATGCAATATCCATTGACCGACTGGATGTGGGGGTACATGAAGGAATATGTGGTGAAACAGGTATTGATGAAGTATCAGATAGGTACCGATACTACCAATGATTCCACACATACACCCCCTGCAATGCCTTCAGCAAGACCTTCTGACAATGGCTAAGAATATCATAGACATAGGATCGGATGATCTATACAGGGCCTACCTGAAAAGTCTCGATACCGTAGAGGAATCCTCTGGGTTCGTTGTAAAGAAGCATGTGTTGAACGGTGCTGTGGCGGAGCTTAACCGTGCATTGGCAGAGGAGATGATACTGCATAACAGATTCATGGAACTACCTTACAATCTCGGAAGGATAGCAGTGATGAAGAATCTTCCTTCACCGAAAAGGAAGGCATCTGGTAGGTTGAACCTTGCCATAGACTATAAGGCCACCAACGATCTTTGGAAGGAGGACCCTATAGCAAAGGAGAATAAGAGATATGTATACCACAGGAACATTCATTCTGGAGGATACGTGTTCAAATTCAAATGGTTGAAAGGTGCGGCACGTACACATAACATATGGGGATACAAGTTCGTACCTGTCAAACAGTTGAAAAGGGATCTTGCAAGGATATTGAAGGATCCATTGATAAGGGTTGATTTTTTTGAAGGATAAGAATGGAAGGGCTTACAAGGACAAGTGAGACATATGACGGTATCACAAGAGAGGTCAGTGTGGAGAAGATAGAGAACGGTTTCATTGTGAACATACACAAGTACGGTTCAAAGACCAAAGGGGACTGCAAGGATTGCAGTGAGGAATGGATAGATGAGGTCAGGAGATTCTTCTCTAAGACCAATCCTCTGGAGAACATGAAGGAGGAAAGCAAGGAGGAGCGTCAGGAAGAGATGAGTAGGGAGGATATATTCTCACTTATAGACATGATGTAAGATGTTGAACGGAAAGTATGTGAGTCTGGAGACCATTGTTGAACGTGTATACAGGGACACTGGATTCACACTTGAGGTCGACTGGACAGATGTTGCAGAATGGGTGGGAAGTGTCATTGACCTTATAAACGCCCCTATGCAGTACATTGATAGGATAACGGACGGTAATGACCGCCCCCATATAGAGATAGTGGACGGCAGAGGGGAACTGCCATGTGATCTTGTAAGGATAATACAGACACGCACCTGCGAGGGACTTCCGATGAGATATTCAACGGACAGTTTCCATTTCGGAAGACATGTGGACGGTTGTCGTGACATGACATGCAGTGCAGATCTCACTTACAAGTTGAGTGACGATCACATATATACCAATTTCAGAACAGGGAAGGTAGAGATGGCATATCTTGCATTCCCTACCGATGAGAGAGGCTATCCGATGGTACCTGATGACGAGGTGTTCAAACAGGCAGCGACCGCATATGTAGCTGAAAGGATAGGTATGCGACTCCTGTTGAGAGGACAGATACAGGGAGGGGCATATCAACTTCTCAAACAGGAGAGAGACTGGTATGTAGGAAAGGCACAGACGAAACCACTTGTTCCCAACAGGGATAAGACAAGAAGTATAGCGAATCAGTTCAGAAGACTGGTATCATTCGAGGATGATCACACTGGAGGGTACAGAAGTACCAGTGAAATGCAGGTAATAAAAAATCACAGTAGATACAGAAGATGACCGAAACTCACTTGAATACCTTCAATAAGGGGATGGTGAAGGATGTAAGTGACTCACTCAAGGAGAGTTCAACCTATGAGGATGCACTTGATGTGAGACTCAACGCCTATGAAGGTGCTACGGATCACATAATAACCAATGTGAGAGGGAACAGTCATTTTACTACCATTCCAGATGTACCCGCCATCTTCACCTTCGAGATGGAGGGTACATCGTTCATTCCATCATGGACGTACTCCCCAGGTATAGAACTGTCCAACGGACAGATCATATATGGGAATACCATCATAGGTTCAGGCTCTGTCAATGCATTCTTCGATCAGTTGGAGGAGTGTTTTCAGAACTCGCCTCAGTTCCAATCACTCGATCTGCGTACTGCAAGGATAGGCTCGCGATTGAGAATATGGTCCCCTACGTCCGATATTGTCGATATAGATACATCTACACTCGTACAGAATACTGACCTTGTGTTGAGCATACAGCCCTTTCAGGGAATGCAGAAGGTCATAGGCTGGCATCTCATAGATGATATCATCTACCTTTTCACTACCAACGACAATTCATCAACAGGTTCCTACGGTAGCATATGGAAACTGTCATACGATCCTTTTGTGATGGTACCTACGGTCACATTGATCTACTCCGACATGTTGAATCTGACCCAGAGGAATCTCATAGCGAACCCTGGAGGGATAGAGGGCATAAGGGAGAATTCGATCATTGAGAGACTCTATTGGACAGACCGTCTCAATCCTCTGAGATCCATCAATGTCAAGGATCCTCAGGTGATGGCAACAAGACCAGAGGACCTTGATCTGAGATTGACATCCTCACTGAAGAAGCCTGCACTGAAGAGTATTCAGAACGGGGGACAGTTGGTGACAGGAGTATATCAGGTTGCATACTGTCTGAGGAATTCACAGGGTGCAATGACCTCGTATTCACATACTTCGAACAGTATAGATATCCTTGAGGACAGTATCTTCGGAGGGTACACCAAATATACAGGGAATGACAACAGTATCATAACAGGCAAGTCGTTCACTGTCTTCATAGATGATATAGATACCACGTATCAGTATCTCGATCTGGTGGTACTACGGAAGGAATCCCCGAACACCACTGCACTCATAGGGAAGATAGTCGACATACCTGTGACACAGGATACCATTACATTCACTGTCACTGGCAATGAACCTCAGGTGGTGATCACCGAAAGTGATTTCAATGCCATACTCGTATTCTTTGAGAAGTGTCATGCACTTGCACAGAAGGACAACATACTATTTGCTGCCAATACGGTGGAGAGAAAGTTCGATGTGGAGTTCGATGCCCGTGCCTACAGATTCGATCAGAATCAGTTCTGTGAACTGCAGAATGAACAGGGGGTCTCCACCACATACAATGCATCACAACTGCTTCAGTCGTTCGGTATCCCAGAGACCGATGATGCCATCAATCCCGATCAGAGCAACTGGAAATTCCAATCGGATGGGGTCACCATTGGAGGGGAGGGACCTCATATAAGATATGGATTCACAATGGAATCCATCGTTGCGGATTCAAAGACAACTCCATATGATATCTCCCATCATACATTCCCTTGGAAACTACCATGGAACAACGGAGGACAGAACTATCTTGGACTCAATGACGGGGTGACCTACAATGTAGGAGGATTTTACAGTGATTACAAGTCCCCCTATACAAAACATCTTTTCATGGGATACCGTAGAGGGGAGACGTACAGGTTCTCATGGGTTCCTGTAAAGGACGGAGTTGAAGGTTATGCCAAATGGATAGCTGACATAAAGATGCCTGACATCTATGAACATCCTACGGATCCCAATCAGATATTCAAGATACTCGAGGATATAAACGGAGTATGGCAGATGAACGTATTGGGAGTGAAATTCGATGTCACACTCCCTCCATCCGTTGCATCCAAGATAGACGGGTTCAGAATAAAGAGAGTGAAGGTCAATGAGGAGGACAGAACGATACTCGGTCAGGGTATCGTACATCTTGTAAGGAGTTCCACGATAGGCGGTGTTACAACCTATCATCCTGTGACACATTACGACAGTTCATCAGGCCCTTCAGGGAAGACATTCGGACTCAACGGTAACGGTAGCGACATATGGTTGACAGGTAACCCTTCAATAACATTCCCTTTTGGGAATCAGCAGTCCACTACTGAGAAGTCATTCGATCTTGTCACCTTTCATTCACCTGACATGCTGTTCAGACAGGTCACAGATTACCGATCAGGGGATAAATTGAGAGTAGTGGCAGGACTTCTTCCTGCAGCAATAACAAATGGTAACAACGGTCCCATAGTACAGGGAGGAGGTAGCAATACCCCATTGATGATGGGTATCAAACTTTATAGACAAGCCCCATTGAACTGGCATCTTGCGTGGTATGGCAATCATAATCCTAACAGTTCATTCTCTCCCAATACGTTGATAAACATTGAGGAGACAGCATTCTGTCCGATGGGAGGTCAGGTGAACATCGCTTCCCTTACCTATAAGAATGAGGCAAAGGAGGATCCAAACTATAATGCCCCTCTATGCTACGGTACAGATACGATGGTACTCAAACTCAACAGCGGTTTCTACAAGGTACAGACCAATTCTGTCTATGGGGGACAGTTACCGTTCAGTCTTACACGTTCAAGACAGGGATCCTATCTGAACTATCTCGGAGCCACCAATGACTGCCCTGATAAGATACTTGCAAACTATGTAAGACCCAATCTTGCTCAGTATGGAGGTAGAGGATATTCTGCAAGATCACGGAATGTGTACATCTCAACAGGGTGTAACATAGTTACAGAGGGACAGACCACATTCACTAATATACGGGTATTCGGTGGGGATACCTTCATCAACATATTCGATACACTCAAGACATTGAGGAACTTTGCAATAAGCGCGAACACCTCTGATGTACTGAACCAGCATGCCACTGCATTATGGTATCCATGTGAGAATTTTGTGAATACGGATCTCAGAGAAGGTTACACCATAAATGGGAATCACGGTCCTTTAGGATACCTGTATGGGGATGCCACCTTTATACCTTCACCTGACGATTATCCTTTGGATTACGGGGAGGACTTCAAGTACAACTATCTGTTCTCTGAACATATGGATACACAGAGATCTTATCCGCTGCCTGCATCTATTACAGAAGTGTATGAGCATCCGTTCAGAATATGGGCATCGAAAATAAAGGTATACGGAGAGAGAAGTGACAGTTGGAGACAGTTCGACAATGATACCTACATAGATATTCAGGGAGACCTTGGGGAGATACGTCAGATCATAAACAGAAGCAATCAGATACTTGCGTTCCAGAGAAACGGTGTAGGGGTAGCATCCGTCAACGAGCGTTCCATACTCAACGACAATTCAGGTTCAGGCATCATAATCGGAAAATCAGGGGTACTTCCAAGATATGACTACATATCAAGGAATGTAGGGTCAAGACATCAGTTCAGTTTTGCAGTATCCCCGACAGGTATCATCTTCTTTGATGCCAACACATCTACTTTCTACAGGCATACTGGAGAAGGTCTTTCCGACATAAGTTCTGGTAAGATAGGCTCATGGCTGTTCGCCAATACAAGAGGACAGTTGCAGAATAACGATTCCCCTGTACTTCTGGGTTCCGAATATGTAGGCATGACCTGTACCTATGACAGTGTGAACGGGGAGTTTCTCATAACGGTATTTGAAAGGATAGGTAGGGATCCTGTGGTATATACACTTGCCTATGATGATACCAAGGACATATGGGTATCATTCAGAAGTCACACTCCGATCATGTACATCAATGATAGAAGGTCATTGATAAGTCCTGATAGGAATTCATCACCTTCAAAACTGTACATGCATGATACGGGTGACAGGGGGGTATTCTATGATGATCCTCCGTCAACATCACATGTCACCATAACGGTGAACAAGGATCCGTTCATTGTCAAGATCTTTGACAACATCAGATGGTTCACTGAAGTATTCGACACCAATGGGGTCGAGATATCATCAGAGACTTTCAGCGGACTCGAGGTTGCAAACACCTATCAGACCACAGGTAACCGTACGGTATTCAGCAGACTGATGAGAGAATGGAAACATGCCATAATATATGCGGCATCCACCAAGGATAGAATAAGAAGTCATTATGTCAAGCAGAAGTTCAAGTTTCTGAACAACAATAATAAAGAGATAAGATTACACTATGTAATGAATCTTTTTAGAAAGATTCTGAGATAATATTAAAAAAATCTACTTGACAAATGAACTGTAATAAAGTATATTTGTAAATCATGGAATTGAAGTCCTTTAAAGGTATGCCCCATGAGCTTGGGGGGATCGATTATACGGAGAATTCGGAACTCGAAGGAGGCGAATTCGGTATAAAGATAGGAAAGCTCGGCAATGAATACATCTTTGATAAGGGCTCTCCTGAAGGGGAGACCCTTTCAAAGAGATTCAAACAGCTTGATAGGAACGGTCGTCTGACAGAGGATGACCCGATCTCTCTTGCCACCATTGAACAGATAGCAAGGGAGGAATCCCTCAAACATGCGAAAAGATCGGTCAACGAGAAGGGGATCGATCCGTTCCGCAACATGTACAATACTCAGATGGGTGCCAACGGTGGTGTGAGATATGCCTCTGGAGGTACGTTCATGCCTGACAGTACACCGAATGCCAAGGGTACATTCATGAATGACCCCGCTGAGATCAATCCGAGGATGAGATACTCTCAGGGGAATGTTCAGGAGATGAGGAATGCCCCTACTGAAAGATCCCTCCGTGAGATAGGAGAGGCACAGGAGGCAGGGATGCTCATAGGTGACATATTCCTTGGATTCCCCATGGCATCCTTTACTGGTAAATCCTTCAGTGAGACAGTGATGGCAGATATGGGACTTTCATCCTCTGAGGCTACAAAACGTGCAGTGGGGGACGATACCATGACAGGTACTGCTTTCGGTTACGGTCAGATGCAATCTCAGAATGTCATAAGCAATATGGGAGGACAAGTCCTTCAGAGCATGGGTAACGGAGGTGTACTGTCCAAAGACAAATATATGGGAGGAGGCGTAATAGAGCTCATAAAAGGACTCAAGACGGTCAAGGACTCCTCTGCCGTCATAGCAGGGTCAGCAATGGACGATACCATAGCAAAGAACCTTGGGGAAAGTTACATCACTGATAAGATAGGAGGACAGAGGCAGGTAATGGGAGGAGGTAATTTCGGAGCACTTCAAGGAAGTGACGATACTTCTTCAGATAAATATCCTTATGCAGCTCCTGAAGGGACGATCACTTACGGCAATTCATCCTATGCCCCTAGTACAATGGGACCTTTTCCTGAAGATGCTGTCATTACCACAGATGGAGTGGATATCCCTATGTTTAAAAAAGGAGGTGCAAAGAACATTTATGGTCACTATGCACACGGAGGGGGAAAACAGTTATACGGCAACGGAGGAGGCAATGAATTGAAGATACCAGAGAATATCATAATGTCAAAGGATACCGAAAAGACACTCAGAGCACAGACTCCTGTAAGTCTTGGAGGTGATGACCTGTTCGTACCCTATGCAAAGAACAATACCTGTGTTGCAGGAGTCAATTGTTTTGAGGACATTGCTGGAGTAAGAGGGATACCTGACAGCAATTACAACAATACTGGTGTAAGGAATTTCATGACCAGTGACGAGGGAAAGGCACTTTTTGAACAGATACCATCGGATCAGGCAGCTCCTGGTGACTATGTTCAATTTCCGAGTGGTAACGCGTATCCTTATTGGGGACACATAGGAGTGATCACAGGCAATGATCAGTATGTAGGTGACGGAAGTTACGAGGAGCCTGTACACAACAACACATACAGAGCGAAAAGTACTGTTGACCCTAACACTTACATAAGCATGTTGGGAAATGTCACAGGCAATCCATTGCTCTCTTCGGCATCATTCCTACCAGAGGGTACAATCGACCTCAAGGCATACTATAGACTCAAGAATGAGGAAGCCAGAAATAAAGTGCTTCAGGCTGCTATGGAGGGACAACGCTCTCAGAAGGATGTCGTGAGACCTCTTTTCGGGAACGAATCCCCTGAAGGTTATATACAGGTGAAAAACCCTAACAATTCCTATCGTGGTCTGTCATCCTATCCGATGGCAGGATTCTGATCCCTAAAGACATTCAGAGATGCCTAACAACACCAACGTAGCATTGCTACAGAAGAAACTTGAGAATCCGAACGTCCAGTGGTTCCTTTACAAGATAATGGAACATGAGGCGGATAAGCTCAATGGACGTATAAACATAGGAGGGTTCAATACCAGTGCAGGCAATTCGACAGCATTCGGTATGGGACAGTTCATAGGAAGTACACGTAAGGAGGTACTCGATACCTACGGAATAGATGCATGGAGTCCTAACATAGACGAACAGAAACTTGCCGTACTTGCCCTTCTTGACAAGGATGGAGTACTCTCAAGTGTTGAGAACGGGGACTTCTCCCCACTTTCCAAGGGAAGATGGGAGGCATTCCACGGTAGTAATGTATCCAGATTGACAGGCAAGCGTCCTGATGACTGGATGGAGACATATTCTGAACTCAGCAACACTGCAGTGTATGATCCCAGGTCATCATGGGATTCCATACCTGAGGATGTGAGAACTCAGAAACAGGAGCTGTTCGACAGAAGATACGGAGGACTTCCCACCGAGATAACGGATGATATGCAGGGGATCCCTGCACAACAGGGTTATATCGATCCCACCCTTGATCAGACAGCAGCAGCATTGGGACTTCCGACCTCTGCTGAACAACTGCAGGCGATAGAGGACTACAGAAAGGCCAAGATAAACACAGTTGGAATAGCAAGGTATCTTGCAGACCAATATGGTGGAGATCAGCAGCAGGCTACCATTACTCCTGACGGTTCAGGAATGTCTGTGGAAGACTACAAAAGGGCAGGCATAGATTCAAATGCAATAGCCAATTATCTTGCAGACCAGTATGCACAGCAGTCAGGGAACTACATCGATGAACCTGTAGATGAGGAACTTCCAAAGGAGTTCGATCCTGCTGCACTTCTGAATGCCAGTAGATATTATGCGACACCTTCAGCACAGTCGATGCAGAGTCTCAACAGTCCTGAGCAACGTCCTGCTGCACCAGTGGAACCCGAATATACGGTATCCCCTGATGGAGGAACATCCGACCGTAGACGTACCAATGGACTGAACAGTCCAGATTATATGGGAATCCTGTCGGATCTCGGTTCATATGCGGCACGTATGGGACCACTGTTGAGTGCATTGAGGGAATCATCATCCTATGATAAGGTCAGATATCCGAGATTCTCTCCGATGCTGCCTACTGCAACAATGCCTAAACGTGATGTGAGGGATGCATTTGCCACTGCACAGCAGTCCGCTGCACAGCAGGGGAGACTCGATCTCGGTACACTGGCACTGCTTGCCACACAACAGGCAAAGGAGACTGCACGTGTGGAGGAGAGCATTGCGAATGAAAGGACAGGACTGTTGAATCAGGCACAGCAGATAAACAATCAGGTGGTCATGCAGGAGATGGCTGACAATCAGGCCAACAAGGATGCTGCCACATCTATGAGAATACAGGTGTTGAAAGACATGGGACTCGCTTCACAGACAACTATGAGGGAGATGAACATGAGAAGGAACGACAAGATAGTTGAACAGATGTACAATAACATTTTCGGAGACGTTTAAAGATGCCAGTAGGAAGATTCGTACAGTACACTCCAGCAGAGTTTGCTCAGGTGTATGACCCCTATCCGTTCGAGAAGATGTTCCAACTTGCACAGTACAAGCAACAGCGTACTGATCAGATGCAGGCACTTCTCGGAAAGGCAGAGGCAGGACTTACAGTATCACCAGGACTCTCAAGGGAGAGCAGGGAGACCGCTGCACAGATAAACAAGGAAAGGAAACAGCAGCTTGATGAGATAGCCATGAAGGTCAGAGAGGGTGACACGCGCAATGCGATGTACAGCATCTCAAAACTGCAGTCTGAATGGGCATCCGACCCGAGGGTGAGATTCGTTGAGAGTGACAGGGCACTGTCTGAACTCATTCTCAAGAATATGGCTGAACCAGATTACGGTACAAGTACTCTCTATCAGAAATACGATCCCAATTCAAGGGAGTTCGTTCTCGGACTGACCCCTGAACAGATATCTGCGGGAATAGCGGTGAATCCTGAGGATTACAATCTACTGTCCACACCTGGACAGCATGAATCATTCAAATGGTTACATGAACCCCTTGAGGCAGAGATAAACAATAGCAGAGAGTTGGAAACGAGGCCTGACGGTAAAGGTTCGTACTACACCTATAAGGGTAAGGCGGTCACAATGGATCTCATCTCAGAGAAACTGTTACCCTCATTGCAGCAGCTGAGTTCGGACGGGTATAATCTCGATCAATATAGACAGACGGATCCCACACTTGCAAAGCACATAGAGTTCAAGAAGGCTGAGAACGGAGGGAACTATTTCCTTCCAGACCTTATCAATGACTTCTATACGGATGCTCAGAGATACACGTACTTTCAAGGAAATGTGGATTCAGCGGCACTGTCGGGGGGACAGCAGTCCGTAGCTCCTCCAGCACAACCTTCAAGATACAGTATATTCGGTGATCAACAGGGACATTATTCCACTACGGAGATAGACATCAAGGACAATGAACTGTCATCCAAGATAGCCGAGAAGGGTATCAGCGGTGAAGGGGGATTTGCAGACTTCATTACAGGGAATACCAGTAATGATGCATTCGTATCATGGGCATCACAGCGTGGAGTATTGAAGTCCGATTGGGATGCACAGTCAAGAGCGACAGTACGTCAGGAACTCATGGAGGCTGCAAAGAAGAAGTTGCAACCGAGTGCCAATACTGGAAAGTATAAGATAGTGAACGGTGTCCGTGTGGTGGAACCTGTATATTCACCTACCGAACTTGAGGCACTTGCTTCCAGAGAGGTTGATGCAAAGATGGATGCACTTGACAACTTCAGAGCCATCTATGCAAAATCACTGAACACTCTGCCTAAGAATGTTGAGATAGGGGATGACGGGCTTCCAGTGATGACCCCTGAGGAACAGGCTGGACAGGCCAACATGGCGGAATCCTATGGGTATATCATCTCAAACATGTTGTCCACCACAGGATTCAAGGTAGGTCAGGTATCCCCTCCTTCCATACTGTTATCATCTGCGGAGACCCGAGACAAGTGGATGAAACAGTATCTTCCCAATATCGCCTCAGTATTGAATGAGGATGGAAGTGTGGACAATATGAAACTGAGCAACAATATAGCCAAGGTACAGGAAGAACTCAAGAAGGTCACTTTGAACTCAGACCCTTCAATGAGCGGAGTGTTTAACCCTCAGGAACTGTTATTGTCAAAGAATCTGCCCATGTCTGCAGATCACTATGCTGATCAGTATATGAAAAAGGAGAACAAGGCAAGAATAAAGGATACGTCCAGAGGCAGACTGTTCGATCAACTCGATCAGGATCTGAAGAATGCATACGGTTCAAGGACATTCGCATCAAGGGGCATCAATCTTAAACTGAAAGGTACTGAGAAGACGGACATAACTGCAAACCCATTGCATCAGGAACTTGCAGACATATCAGTGGACCGTTCAAGGGATTCCGAGTCTGCATTCGTTTCCATCGATGGTAGAAGTGTTGAGAATCTTGAGGAATCCATTGAGAACAATCTACCATCATCGATGACTGATGATATGAAGAAGCAGTTCATGGCTGGAAGTACATTCAATCCTAAGACACTCTGGTTCGATTTCAGCGGTGAGGGATACAAGGCATATGTGAGAGGTAACTATGAGATGACGGAGAATGGGGCAACCTACAGTACCCTCAAACCCTTCAACATAGATGTGACGGACCTTGTTTCACAGAACAGGATGTTCTCTGCCGATGAGAGGGCAAGACTGTCATTCATGGACGGCATTGCTGATAAACTGGTGACACTCGATGCAGCAGAATATGTGCAGTTCCTTGATAAGGAGAAGGCCACAGATCTCGGAGGCTCATTTGAAGCCCATAAGAATCCGAATGGTACCATCTCATTGTCAGGACCTGTGGTAGTATGGAAGGCTGACAGTGACGGTGTGGAGTACGGGGAGGTCAAGAATATCAGTGAACTTCCTTCCGATCAACAGATGCAGTTCAAGAACATTCCGATGTCAACTGCAAAGGAGATCATTGCGAACGCTCTTCCAGACCTTGAGTATTTCCACTCACAGACAAGGTTGACAGAACAGAGTAACGAACTGTTCATTCCTCCTGCATACGACAATACTGTGAATGCCATGATATCCTCAGGGCAGATAGGTTCAAAGAAGGACATAGAGAGTTTTGACAACGGACTGTTCGGACTCAATGACAGGAAGTTCTATCAGAACAACGGTGGGAACATACAGCAGGCAGTAGGTTTCATCTCCTCTGGAGAGTCACCTAAACATCCTTCAGCGATGTCACCTGAGGAGAACATGCAGCTTGCAGCACGTGTGGTTGCAAATACCAAGGAATCGTGGAACAACTGGGGAGTTGTAAGATCGGATGATCCTGAACTGAAGAGCAATGTGAGCAAACTGAAGGCCATAGCGGCCAATTACAGTCCTTCACTGCTTTCACAGAAGAACAGGGATGTCATGAGAAGTATTGCAGATACACTCGACCTTGATCTGTCAGTGGTGGAGAATACATTCAACATGTTCAATGATGCCACAATGAAGGGTTATAGACTGTCCAAGGGATTGCAGGCACCAAGATCCGACTACAATGCAAGCGGTCTCAAGGATTGGATGTACGCCATAGCTGTAATGAAGGCAACCTCTGGAGGTGACCCTAGTTACATGAATGCAAATCTCAATAAATGAGAGGAATGAGGATCACAAGACCTGGTACTCCACGACTGGATACTCAGGTACAGCTTGATAGGAACAATCTTCCTGAGGCTGATGTACAGCCAGATACACGCATAAGAAGGGTTGCAAGACCTACTGCACCTTCACCTGACACATCGTTGATAGGAACACCTGTGGAGACAGGGTTCGACATCGATCCTGCTGAGCTCAACCGACCGATATATGCATCAAAGCCTATAGAGGCACAGCTTGAGAAGAGTCAATCTGCATTCGATCTTTTCAAGAACACCATTGCAAGAGGTGCAGGGGAGGTCATTTTAGGAGGTGCTCAGGGACTGTCATACTTTGCAGACCTTGAGAATGCTGGTATCCTTGTAGATCAGGGAGAGAAGGATTACGGTAACTGGTTCGCAGACCTCATGGAGAAAGGTAAGGAATCCATAGCGGAGGCTACACCGATATACCGTACGGAGGAGGGACAGCAGGGATTCTCACCAGGTGACGGTACATGGTGGGCAAGCAATGCTGAATCCATTGCAAGTACTCTCTCCATAATGATACCTGTAGGTGCAATAGGCAAGGGACTATCGATGGCAGGAGGTGCCGCAAGGGGACTTCTTCAGACGACAAAGGTTGCGAATGCCACGAGAAGATCATCACTTGCATTGCAGGCTGCCAACAGGATCGTTTACGGTGAAAAGGCTGCACAGGCAATGTCCGTAGTGTCCTCAGGTGTCATATCAAGACATATTGAGAGTACCATGGAGGCAAGGGAGACCTATGACTCCACCTATCAGGATCTTCTCTCAAGGGGGATCAATGATGAGGAGGCGAAACAACGTGCTGGAAAGGCTGCTGCTGACACATGGAAGGCCAACTGGATCAACCTTGCTCAGGACATATTCCAATACAGCATACTCTCAAAGGGTCCGAACATAGCATCCGCTGCATCCAGAGCGAACAGGGAATCCCTTGCAAAGATAGGGATGGATTATGTCAAAGGTATCGCCAGTGAAGGACTTGAGGAGAGTCTGCAATATGTTATATCCAAGGAATCACAGCAGGCAGCACGTTCAGGCAAGGACTTCATGGAACTTTCAGAGTTCGGTGACCGAATGGAGGATTACATCCGTGATCCTGAGATGCATGCTGCAACATTCCTCGGAGCTGTCGGTGGAGGTGTATTCCAGGCTGTAGGTAATCTGCCTTCCCTTTACAGCAGATTGAGGGGACAGGATGATATGAGATCCGCTGACCTTGCAAAACGGGCAAGTCTTGACAAGTTCGATATGACCACTGCACATACCATAGACGGTGCATTGCTGTTGGATCAATCGCTCATGTATGCAAGGGAAGGAAGGTTGATGGACCTTAGGGACTTCTACGAGTCACATTCCAATATGACGGATGAACAGCTTGCTGCCGCTGGAATGTCCGAAGGTGATATCGCAGACAAGAGAAAACGTGACAGGGAGATACTTTCAGACATCGATTTCATAGGGGAGGAGTATTCCCGTATAATGAACGATTCCTCAAAATCATCTGCCGTCAAACATAGGGAACTTGCATCACTCTATCAACAGAGATTGAATGCACAGGCTGCAAAGGACATTGCGGAAAAGACATCTGCCATAGATCAGAATGCTCTTTCCATACTTACACCAGAGCAGTTGGAATACAAGAAGGCAAAGCTCAAACTGGCATCACTGCAACGTTACAGAGCGATGTATGATGCTCAGGTCACAGAGAAGACTGGAAAGAAGAAGGTACTTGACAGTATTGACAGTGACATCTCGGAAATATCCAAGCGTATCGGAGAGATGGAGCAGAATGCAAAGGCACAGAACAGGGACATCATAGACCCTATAACGTCTCACGATCCGAACATAGCGATGGCCGTAGAGGCTGCTACACACAATGAGGTGAAGCAGAAGGAGAATCAGAGGAATCTGTCAGCAGTATACTCTGAGGAGGGCATGAAGGAGATAGAGGAGACTGCAAAGAACAGGGAGGTTGAGGAATATCTCAACGCGATCACTCCAGACATGTCACTGAGTGCCCTGAAGAATATGATGTCCATGGACAGACTTCCCACATGGGGTGATAAGGATTCCCCATTGAAGGAGAAGCTGCGTTCGATAAGGGAGCAGGGAGAGAAGACATTGCCTGTACCAGTATACGGTGCTGCCGATCTTGAGAATACCATGAAACGCAGATACTCGAACACCGTACTGTTCTATTCAGAGCTTCAGGAACTCAAGAAGGCATTGACTGGAAAGGACAATGCCCGTAAGAAGGTCGATGCTGTAAAGGATGTAGAGGAGTTCTACAATCTGTACACTAATAATCGTGAAGTAAGGGATGCCTTCATAGGTCTTATGAAGGACAAGACAAAACTGTCAGAGACACAGGAGACGGATCTTAGGAATGGACAGTTTCAGACACAGGACCCCATTGAGAGTGAGAGCAGTGTGGATGCACAGGAATCACAGACAACCTCTCCATTGGAACATGATGAGGTGAATACCATAGTTCAGAGCAATCAGTATGCCATGTATACGATTCAGCCTGATGATACTGTCACCATAAAGGGTCTGAGCGGAGTACGTTCACTCACTTTACAGGAGTTCAAGGAAAGGTTCGCCTCTCCGATAAAAGGCAATAACAGGGTGTTGTTCACAAAGGACGGACTGCCTGTACCCAATGACTATAATACTGTCAGCATGGACGGAGTGAAATTCCCTCTTCAGTCCGAAGAGGAGATCCGTATACTCAATGATCCGAACATCAATATGGTGGGAGCACCATTGAGATTCTCAGTGATAACCAATGAGGACTGGAATCGCAGGGAGACCACAGGAAAGAACAACCTTCAGATCATAGTAAGTACTGAGATAGAGGTCGATGGGGTAAAGCGAGAGGTCAAATTGGGAAGGTTGAAGGACACTTCAAAGGCATCTGTCAATGACAGCGTAAGAAGATTGAGGGAATCCATCTACAATGAGATGAGGAACTCAGGTATGAAGGAAGGAGTATTCGTATCATCCATAGATACCGTAAGGATATCCAACAGGACTGCACCGAAATACAATTCATCGTTCAGTCATCCCAGCGTACCTCCACATCTTGTGAGCAAAGACTTTATAATGGGAGTTGTAGACAAGGACATTGACGGACAGGTCAAGATACTTACTGACGGTGCAGAGAACATCGATGAGAACTTCACCTATGACAGACAGGCCGCCTCTCATCTTCTGAACCATCTTGGTGCAACAATAATGTTCATACGTTCCACTAATGGTGTCTATGTGCCTATAAGAATGGGAAACTCCACACTGTCATCACATCCTGATGAGATGATGAAGGTGAACAGGGAGATAGACAGGATATTCGATCTGTTCGAGAAGACCGACAGATCCGATGTATCAGAGTTCTTTGAGGAGATGAGAAGGGCCAATACATTGCTGATGTCATACGTGCATTTCAAATTGAGACTCGACCTCAATTCGAATACCATGGTTGAAGTGAAGGACTCAAAGGAGGGAGGGGTTGAAGTGATATCTCCCCCACTTACAAGGGAAACTGCGAAGAACAGGGCAGCTGATAAGGTTATGAGATCCGATGTGAACAAGATCAACAGACAGGGATACAACAGGACATTGTCCACCAAAGGATGGTTCACTGTCAATATGGATCCATCCACTCCTTTTCTTAACACGTCTGTCATAATGAAGATAGACTCGGTCCCTTATATAGAATATGATGAATCCGCTGAGTTTGAGAGACAGAGGTCTCAACCGTCTGTTACTACAGATGCTAAAGCAGAAGTTGCTACAGATCTAATTACAACTGAAGATCCGTTACTTGCATCTTTCAAAGAGATATCTGATCTTTACGCACAGATGAAGAAGACATCGGACAGAACAAGGAAACAGGAATTGAACAACAGGATAGCTGAGATAATGGGTACAGACCCTTCCATAGCATTCATCATCAATAACACGAAAAAGATATACAAGGCACTTGATGTGACCCTTGAAGGAACATGTCCATGAAAAAACCGATACAATTACCGAAAGCAGTGGTAGAACTGATCGTACCACGTATAAAGGATGAATATACTGCATTCTATTTTTACAGAGCAGCAGCCAACTGGTGCAGAGATAAGGCATTCTTCAAGGCTGCTGAGTTCTTCGAGAATGAGGCAGTGGCAGAGACCGAACATGCAAAGAAGTTACAGGACTATGTGGTCGATTGGAACGTACTTCCTGATCTCAGTATCATCCCTGCTCCTCCGATGTTCTCCTCTCTCATCGATGTGATAGAGAAATCATATGACCTTGAATACGATCTGTATGAGAAGTATGAGGATATCAGTATGAAGATATTCGAGTTCCCAGATCTGTGCACATTCGATTTCTTACAGCATTTCAGAACCATTCAGAGAGAGTCGGTTGCAGAATACTCGGACATGTTGAATATGTTGGAGGGGGTGGAACCTACAAAGACGAATCTACTATTGCTTGAGAAAAAGTTGTTCGCATGAGCTGTGTAATAAGTTACGGAGGTAGAAGATACAGTTTTGAGGAGTTTGCAAAACTCCTTCTTGATGGTGAATTGGAAACACTTGCATCCTCAGGAAGGATAAAGAGGTCCCTTATAAAGGACATGCCTGCAAGGCAGATCAAGCCTGTTGCAGTGAACGTTCCTCTGGCAGCACCTTCAAAGAATGTGAAGAGACTGACCATTGACAAGGATGGTACACAGAAGTTCAATGTCACTGTCAATATGGAGAACGGTGAGGTGTCCTTCACCAACAACGGCAGAGTACTCGACCCTGTAAAGGACATCAGACTCATCAACAAGGCACATCTGAAATCAAAGTATGTGAGCTATGAGAAATTCGAATTCAATGGTGAGGTGTATGCACTTACAGAGGACGGAAGGATCATAAACATAACACCTGAAGGTGCATCCAACGGAAAGGAGGTATCCTCAGAAGGTCCTGTAGGGAGAGCCATATTGAAGAGAAAGGGTGAACCTGAGATACCGTTTGAACAAACTGGTCCGACCATCGATGTGACCACTCCATCGGATGACATACCTGATTTCAATGATACGATATCGGAGTTCGATGAGGACATCGATGAACGTTCACGTGAGGTGATTGATACTGACGGAAGCTATGAACTGTGGGATGAACAGAAGGAGACACAGTGGTTCAAGGAGAATTATCCAGGTGTACCATTGACAGTACTTGCTGATCTGAGATCCATTGCAGGTAAGGCAAGTCCAGAACTATGGGGACTTTTCAGGAACTCAGCGGTATTCATATCACAGCAGGCAAAGACCGGTACACTCTATCACGAGGCGTTTCACGTTGTATTCCATACACTCTTGAATGATGTGGAACGTGCTTCCATAATAGATGCAGGTGAGAGATTTGCAAAAGGTGCCATAGGTATTGAGGAATACTGGGCAGACCGTTTCATGGAATATCAACTGTCACAGGCAAAGGAAGAGAGGGGTCTTCCAGAGAATGTCCTCGATCTTTTCAGAAGACTGTGGCATATCATAAGCATCCTTGCTGAACGCACTGGTATCAAAGGTGCTGCGTCCATGAACGATTACATGTACAGAGTGAGCAGAGGTCTGTACAATAAGGGCATCGTGAAGAGATTCGGAGGAGTGAAGTTCAAAAGGGATGTCACAAGATTCAGGTCTGTGGACAGTACCACGTATCTCAACATAAGGGAGGAGGAGTATGCGAAACGTCTGATGAACGGTATCCTCATAAATACCGTACTTCCCAAGTACAGAAGTCTTTACGGTATGGAGAGCCTTTCAGATGCGGATCTGATAAAGGAGATCATAAAGAGAGGGAAGAGGACCAGAAACCCTGCATTGTCATTGAATGGACTGTATGCCAATGTTCACAGGGTCATTCAGAACTCCATGGCACTCAAGAGGAATGAGAGTGACAGAAAGGTACTTGAACGCACACTCAACTCCATAGGGACTGTCAATGCGGACGGTACCCTTACAATGAGGAAACTGTCCGTAAAGGCGGCAAGATACCTCAAGTACTACGGTATAAACATGACCTATGACATGTCTGATGCCTCAAAGACCTCTGATGCCATCGATGAGGTGGGCATAATGGAGGAAGATGAGGAACAGGTGGAATCATGGGCTGTAAAGGACAAGTTCCTTTCAGGCAGGGAGAAATTCTCTCAGAAGGCGAAGGCGATGTTCTCCATGATACCGTTGAAAGGTGTCAAGTTCGGAGGGATGACCGTTTTCGAGAATCCGTCAAATGTTTACAATACGATAGCATCGAAGATATCTGGTTCTCCCAATGTCGATACCATGCTGTCAAGACTGGATGAGCTTGTGAAGCTCAATCCAGGTTACAAGGTCATAACGACCGCAATGACGCAGGACCCTCATGTGATAACAGAGTTCTGGGTCAATGTTGCCCAACGTACCTTCACTCCATTCTTCATAGTGAGCAATGAGAAGGGAAGGTCAAAGATATTCTATGCGAACCATCGTGACATGACACGTGACATGAGGAAACAATGGTTGCAGTCCTTCTATGATTCAAAGTTCTACGATCCATCCACTGAGAAGGTATCAGGGGATCTGAGTGAACGCATATCTGAATTTGAGAGATTGAGGGATGATTACAAGAGGAACATCAACAGGGATCCATTGGAGAAGGAAGGTCCCATATCAAGGGAGGACGCTCAGAAGGTATACAATCTTATGAAACTCCTGAATCTACCTCTGACCAAAAGGGAGATAAACATGATGTTCTCCATACCTGACGATCAGGATGCCATTCCTGGGGGTAAGAGAAGATTCGTTGAATCATTCGCTCCCAACATCATATACTATATGAAGAGGATACAGACGGGTAACAATCCGTTCGTAAGCACCATTGACAATGATAAGGCACTCAATTCCATTCTCAAGGTCTATCAGGAGGTCTTTCCTCAGGCATATCAGCACTCTTTCAGAAGCGGTGCAGGTGAGATGATATACTCACTCCTGCAATCAAGGTTCATGCAGAATCTCAGAGGCAACATCTCCACAGTTGACAATGCCACAAGAATGGCCACCATAGATTCATACATGGAGGATCCGTTCTATTCAACCTCTCCGTTCTTCAGAATGATGATGGACAGAGATGTTGCAATGTCGATGGAGCTGGGTGTGATGGATTCTCTCAAATCTGAGAAGAGGAGGAAGGGAACGGAATACTCAGAACTCACAGGACAGGAACTCGAGGCATTCAGGATCAACGCATATTTCAATATTGCCGATGATGCCACTTCGCCTAAATCGAACGGCATATTCCTTATGCCCATACTATCGGATTCCACATCTGCTGCACTCATCAAGATCAAAAAGATGGACATCGATGAGTCCAGACAGGCGATAATCGATTCTGCACTTCAGGAGTGGAACAGGATAAAATGGTTGAGATCGAGGATACAACCCGTCAAGCAGGAGTATAACACATGGTTGAAGGATCAGAAGGACAGCAAAAAATCATACAGTGAGAAGGCACGCATACCTGAGCAGTTGAATGACATTCCAGTCAACATGCTTCTCAATGGACTCTACTTTCAGGTTTTCAGATCGCTCAATGAGAATATCAAGGACCTGAAGGATGACCAACAGGTGATAGATGCGGTCGGGGCTGAGATACCGAAGATCATAGAGAGTGAACTGAAGTCCCTGTACACTGAGAGGATCCTTGCAGAGGAGAACGGTACCATCTTCGACAACACTGGTCTGATAGATTCAAGGTTCATGGACCCTGAATCATTCGACCGTAACATATCGTCATACCTCCACAATTCATTGGCTATGAACCTTCAGACCCTGTTCACCTTCGGAGGTGACCCTGCATTCTATAAGAGCAGGGACAGCAGGGTGGACTATACCGATGTATTCAAACGTATCAAGGAGATCTGGTCACCTGGTGATTACATGAATGCCCATCAGTCCAACATGTTCACATCAAGGGACGGGAATATCGTAAGGATAGCCCCTGAGTACAGTGTACTGTATGTGAACGACCCTGCTGACATTTCAGATGTGGTGTCTGACGGTATAAGGAACATTGAAAGGATACACAGGGACAATCCTGACAGGGAAAGTATTGTAAAGGCATTCTCTGAACTCAATGAGACCGATGCTGCCACCATCATAGATCCCATACGTGCAATGCAGTTGGAATTGGGATTCAACGGACTCAATGAGGAGAAATATGAATTCTATACAGGACTTGTGAACGGTGATCCTATGCGACACATAGGTAGCAGACACATACATCAACCTATAAAACCGTTCCAGTTCCTCCATTCAAGGACAATAGATCCAGTGACTGGTCACGTAAGAATAAATCCTGTACAGCATAAGAACTCAGAAACGCTGATCACCCCTGCAATGGCAGTAGGAAGTCCGAAACTCGAGGCGATGATGTCAAAGTTCGGATACGTGTTCAAAGCTGACGGAACATGGACATACGATCCCAGTAAGAGGATCACAGACTCAATCATGTTCACCTCTGCAGTCAAGGTAGGAAAGTTCAAGGCAGTGGATTCAATAGAAGCTGCTGTAAAAGAGGATGTCCATAGATTCAGGAATGCAGATTACCGTAGACAGCAACTTACCCCTGAACACCATCTTGATACCAACATACTGGAAGGTACACAGTACCGTAAACTTGTCGTGGAGAATGTCGATCCTTTTCATACCTATATGTTGAACGGGGTCCCTACAGAGGGTGCGGAGATACTCAGACTTTACAATGAGGCACTGTACCGTAACGTACAGGAATCATACGATGAACTGAAGAAATTGTTCACTGATGCTGACGGTAATCCAGACAATACGAAGATAGTCGAGGCATTGAGACAGCAGGCCATAGAGAATGAGAAGCCTGATGATCTTCTCACGGCACTCGATTGGGCAACCGCCCATCAGGGATACTATGTGGAGAAGGATGGTGAACTCGTAAGATCTGAGAACACTACGGTACTTCCATTGTGGCATCCGAGCATAGCCTATGATGTGGAGACCATGATGAATTCCTTCTTCAAGAACAGGGTCACCAAACAGAAGACCAACAAGGGAGCAGGTGCATCATTGTACAATGCCACCTCATACGGTTTTGAAAAGGGCTCCGAGAAAGGTTATAGGAAGCCTGAGATAAAATGGAGCGAGGACGGTAGATCCATAGAGTATTTTGAAGCGATCCTTCCAGTCACATTGAGTTCGTTGGAACGTTATGCCGACAAGAATGGTATCATAGACATATCGAAGATAGAGGGAGTGGACCCTGATATACTGAAAGCAGTCTTCTACCGTATACCTACAGAGCACAAGTATTCGATGTTCCATATCAAGATCATAGGTTTCCTTCCACAGGGTGTAGGGGGGCAGATCATCCTTCCAGAGGAGGCCACCAAGATAGCAGGTCTTGACTTTGACATCGATAAACTGTACGGTATCCTTTACAACATAGAGGAGTACAGTTCAGAGGTGGAAGGTGCTGAGGAGAGATTCCAGTCATACATATCGACCATGCAATGGTCTTCCAAACTCAAGAGGGATATCGTAAGGAAGGAGATCCCAGACTTCGATGAACTCCGTTCACGTAGGGAATTTGCCAATAAGGAAGGAATTGCCTTTGATGAGGATACGGGTACATTCAGAAAGTACAGTCTCAGAAAGGTACCATCAGGGATGGAAACAAAGGCATCAAGGGACAATCTGAAATTGGACATTGCATTCTCTGTACTCTCAGATGCAAGGACTGCAAAGGAGATAACCACTCCTGGAGGCTTTGAGACGCTCAAGGCACTTGTAAAGGAGGTTTCCCCGAAAAAGACCGAGAAGGATTCCATGGGTACCGACACTCTGAACCCTCTGTTGAACTCAACCTCAAGGGAAGTATTTGAAAGGAATATGACGGGTAACGGACTTATCGGTATATTTGCAAACCATGTGTCCAATCAGGCACTTGTCATGCAAGGTAACGTAACACTCAAATATCCTTTGAAATTCAACGGGATGGAGAAGATAAGTCTGAGTGGAAAGGACGAAGGTACCACATTCGATGACCTTGTGAAGCTGAAGGAGTTCCTTGCGGCTGCGGTAGATAACGGAAAGGATCCTGTGGCATCATTCCTCAATATAACCATGGTGACCGCTGATATGATAGCCACCCTTGTCAGAATGGGTTTCGGCCTTGAGGCATCTGTACTGTTCTTCAATACTCCACAGGTCATCAGAGCTACCAAAGGAGCCCGTTCCGTGGACAGACTCGACCTTTCAGGTATGGATGATATCACTGATGAGTATATCAGAAGACGGGGACGTGCTGCATATGATGAAATGGTGAACTACTTGAGCACAAAGGCATTGAAGTTCGATCCTACTACACGCACAGGAAGCATAATGGACCTTGTGAAGATGGGTGAAAAGGATGTATCGGCAATGACCGATCTGGAACTTGTCAATTCACTTGCCGTCTACAGGTTGCTCAAAAGGGTTGCAGAGGTGTCGACAGGTGTTGTTGCACCTATGACACGTGCAATGAGATACGATTCCATCAAGAATGCCGCTGGTCCGACAGTTGCACATACGCTCAGTAAACTCGATGATGTCGATACCATACTCAATGCTGAGGAGTTAGGCATCGTTTACGGGGTGAGAGAACTCCTTTCAATGGTGGAGTCCAACCCTATCAGATGGTCTGCAGCATTCAGAGAGAGAGGACTTGAGGCATCCTTGGCAGACATATACAATTCAACTGGCATACCTTACACCGACAGATATGGTGAATCCATCTATCATACGGTCAAGAATGCTATGAAGGCCTCCCTTCCATTGGGACAGAGGATACAGCCAGAGACGGTCAACCTTATGCACTATGCGATATCATCAGCACTGGCATCATCATTCGGACCTTTCAGAGCATCTGAGTTCCAACGGGTGATCAATGATACCCCGACTGCCATTACAACTTTCATGAATGAGAACCCTGAAAGCCCCTATATCCCACTGTTGAAGTATCTGAACGTCATCCCCTCAGAGAATGTATCAGGTATGAAGGTGATAAGGATGAACCGTACAGGTATCGATGCGACACAGATGCAGTCTATCAAGATGGAGTTCCTTTCAATGTTGCGTGATGTGGATCCCAAAGTATCATCACTTGCGAACGACATTGCAGCATATTCCATATTTGCAACAGGGTTCGTGACCTCTCCGAGCAAGCTGAGTGACATTCTGCCTACCATGTACTGGGCAGAATTGAAGGACGATAACGGCATATACTTCACACAGTATATGGAGAATCAGTTCAATAGGAACATGTTCGATGATGAGAGATCCGTGAATATATCCAAGGAGATATCCTCTCAGATAATAAGGAACATGTACCGCAGTCTTCCATTCATCAAGTACTTCGATACCAGTAATGCGGACAGTATCTTCATGGTAAGTGAGGGAGTGACATATGTGAAGGTACCTCTGAACAAGGTCAATAACACTGAGAAGCAACCGTTGGAGTTCATAAGGACGGTATTGAAGACGAAAGGACAGATGAGGTCGGCACTGATGGTGTTCCACTCTATCGAAAGGGATGATGCCATATACAGGGAAGTACCTCTGTTGGGTTCAAACAATGAGTTCCTTGAGTTCAATTATGACAATGCAATGTCCGATACCATGACATATACTCAGATAGTTTCCACCAGAAAACCCTCTGCCACCCCTACAAGGATAAAGGATAGAGCAGTGAAACCTGTAGATGCGGCAGAGGCGGTATTGACAATATCCGATATACTTCCAGGATTCGACATTGACAGTATAGCACCTTTGGAAGGAGCGATGATATCACATCCTCTGTTCAAGAGCATACAGGGATTGAGTCCAGAACAACTTCAACAGTTGAGGGAACGTATAGGTTCAGGGAAGAACGTGAAGAGCATGTTCGAAAAGATCATGGAACTGAAGGAGAGTAAGGTTCCTGTAACAACAAAGAAGGTCAGTGCAGATGTGACCCTCACTTCTGTATCCAATGAAGACATCGATATGATGATAATGGAAGAGAACAACATAACTCAGGAGGAGTTCAATGCTCTTCCAGATGAGACCAAGGAAATGATGCGTAACCAGAAAAGAACCTGTCAGTAATGTCGATCTGTATCAACACTTCACATCCTGAATTCATAGCACTTCAGAGATCAACTGGAATAAACCCTGCAATATTGAGGGCCGAAGTTGCATTATGGCAACAAAGAAACAATTCCGATCAATTTCCATCAGCAAGTGAGTTAATGGGAGTAAAGGAAGGAGTACAAGAACTATTTGATTCTAATCCTGAATTAGCTAATCAAGTATATGAAGCTTTAGGGTTTGATAATACAGTACAGACTAAAGGAACTATAAATGTTTATTGGGGGCAAGCTGAGTCTAATTCTTCAACTCGTATATTGTCTAACTTAGCGCCAAGAAAATTTAATTGGGAAGGCAAAGAATATGGTAGCGTGGAACATGCTTATCAATCTAATAAATCTGGAAGTTTTGATAAGGCTACTTATGATGCTTATAATAAAATAGGTGGACATGGTAGCAAAATAAGAGGTAAAGGAACTGTTGCAGAAATGAAAGCTGCTGATAGCTTAGGTTTAATGAAAAAACTTGTAGTAGAAAGTTTTAAACAAAATCCTAATTCAGAAGCAACTAAAAAACTTTTACAATACGAAAACTTTACTCATAATACTAATGAATTAATAGATAAGGCATTTTTAGAAGGATTAAAATTAGCACAACAAGAATTAACGACAGCTACTCAAATAACTCCACAACAAAAACAACAAGCACTACAAGCTTATTCTCAATATTTAGATACTATATTTCCTGATAGTAAAGTAAAGGATATTGTTTATCATGGTACTCCACATGGCAAGTTTGATAAATTTAATTTTAGTAACATTTTTACAGGTGATAGAATTAGTATAGGTCATTATTTTTTAAATAACAGACAAAAAGTAGAAAGGTATTTAAAAGGGGAATTTAAACAAGGTACTTCTCCAACAGTAATATCTGCAATTGTAAATGTTAAAAATACAATTTCACAAACATTTGCAGAAACCATTTCTGAAGAAAAATCTTTGAGTATAGTTGATAAGTTTAAAAAATATATTGACGAAGAAAGTTATAATGACATAATTAAAGAAATTGAAAAGAAAGAAATTAAACCTAATATATATGGTAAAAATACAGTAAATAGTATTTATCAAAGATTATTTTTAGCTTCAAACTATAATACTAATTTTATAAAAGACTTTATTGAAGAAACAAAAATAGATTCTTTTTTTCAAGGTAAAGAATTATTTATAAATGATAATGCTCAATTAGTTATTTTAGATGCTGATAATATTCACATATTAGGAAGTAAACAAGACATAGAAGGATTTAAAAGATTTACTGAAAGAGGTCAAACTCCTGTATTCTTTCAAGAACCTTCTCTCAATACAGTGGCAGATATCGAGAATGAGCTTCTGAGATCATACGGTATAAAGAGATACAATGAAGGGTTGATGATCACAAAGAACGGTTATGTGGATGCTGTCAACAAGGTGGGCAGAGTGAACCGTCAACTGGGGTACAATGCTGTCACTGTACATAGGGCCAACAAGTTCGGGGAGAAGGGAAGGGAGATATTCTACATAAAGATAGATCCCCGTTCAACATTGTTCCAGCAGGAGGAGGGATCACGTCCTGTGGACACTGCACTTGACAATAGGATGCTTTCCATAATGTCAGAACTCGGAATATCATTGGTCAACTATGAGGAGTACAGAAAATGGTATGAGAAGAAGTATGGAAAGGAATTGACCGCATCAGCAGTTGCCGACATGATGAGAAAGGTGATAGCGGTGAAAGAAGGTTCCCAGAGATATGACACCCTTACAGAGGAGGTCAGCCACTTCATAGTATATGCGATGAAGGATGATCCACGTATAGTGGAGGCGTTATCATTGATCGAGGAGACCAATTACTGGAAAAAGTACTCCGAACAATATATGGAGGCCTATGGCAATGACAGGAAAAGAGTGAGAATGGAGATCGTAGGCAAGATGCTCACGGACTCCATGATCTCAGAGTTCAACATAGATGCGACCCCTAAATGGAAGACATTGCTGAAAAGGATATTGAATGCCTTCATCGGAATGTTCTCAGTGGGAAGTGCATTGAAGGAAAGGAGGATCCGTGAAAGTTTGGATGCCATATCAAAGAGTGTGATGGAGAATCCTGCTGCCATAAAGGAACGTATACAGGCTGGAGAGGACCAGCAGTTCTTTCAGATAGACAGAAAGATGTTCAGGAACTCAAGGATGCTCGATGGTATGACCAAGGAACTCGAGACAGCATTGAACGGACTCAAGACAAGGGTTCAGGCAATGAAGATAAAAGGTACTGGTCCATACTATGTCAAGGAGAAGGAACTCATAAGGGCCATTGAAAAGGACCTTACTGAGAAGGATCCCAAACTCAAGCAGGGAAGGGTCACTCAGGGCATCATCAAGTTCATTGCACATGCTGAGGATGAAGCGGAGGGCATATTGAACAGACTTGACCATATGAGAGGTGCATTTGCGAATGGGATGTACGATGATGAGCTTGCTCAATTTGCCGATGTGGTGAATGACATGTACAAATATCTTCACATCTACAGACCACTGGTATCCTCACTTCTCGTTGAGACCCGTTCCGACATGAGGACACAGAAGAGATCTGGTGCACAGGAGGCAGACCTTCAACATCATGTTGCCCTTATCGAGGCACTGGAGAACATCAATTCAGGTATAACACAGATGGACAATGACTATTCCTACTATTCAAGGAGCATTTATGTGTACACCATGAAACCTTTTCTGGAGGCATATTACAAGGATAAGCGTATGACCCCTGAAGAGAGGGATGCTGCAGTTGAGAGGGAACTTGAGGAACTGATGAAGATCACCGATCCCTCCTTCATATCTGCTGACATCAACTGGTACAACAAGGAGCTTGTATCTCTCGCAGAGAGTCCAGATCAACTGCTTGCACTGACTGACAGACTTGTAAAGGACAGGATACTGGCCGCACAGAGACAGACATACGATGATATGCAATACCTCTTCCGTCTTGATGATGAACTGAAGGCATCAGGAGTGGCAGATACCGCATGGATGTACGAAAGGGATTCAACAGGAAAGCCTACAGGCAATCTTGTGACCCGTTACAACATGTCACAGTACAACGAGAGCAAAAAGCTGTTCTATGAGGAGCTTCACAGACGACTGGGTCTTCCAGAGGATCCTATTGAACGTCTCAGAATAAGGAAACGTGACATAAACATCGATCAGGAGTACATTGAATCAGAGAATGAATGGTATGAGAGGAACAATGATCTCAATCCTGATTTCAAGAACATCATTGCCGACAAGGAGCGCAGATTCATCGAACAGGAGCTTAAATTCCAGAAGGACATCGACAGGTACTATGAGGTGAGATCTGCACACCCTACCACATGGCAGACATATCTTATAAAGAACGATCTGCACATTGCAAAGGGGGTCAAACGTGCCATGAACTCTTTGAACAGATGGAAGAACGACCGTATATGGGAGGATATGAACGGTAATGTCAGATTCAGAAAGGAATTTGCGGTACCGAAGGCCTCCATATATTCGAATCCACAGTTCGATGATATAATGAACAGTGCTGCAAAGAAACGTTACTATGAGGGTTACATGGACAGAAGGTCAAGGATGAACTCCCATATGAATGATACTTACAGGAACAGTCCGTTGGCCCCTCAGATACGGAAGGATCTTGTGGAAAGGACCCTTTCAGAGGGAGGATTGAAGGCTGTAAAGGAATCACTTGTTGAGACACTCACAAAGGTTGAGGACGATACCGCCTACGGTCTCAAGCATTTCGATGTGACTGGTAAGGTGATAAAGAGTGTTCCGATATACTACTCTACACGACTGAAGGATACCAATGATCTTTCCTTGGATGCGACATCATCACTGGTACTGTATGCCAACATGATGAACAGACACAGGAATCTGACACATATTCAGAGTGTGATAGAGATAGGTGACCATGTGATGAGAAGCAGAAAGGTGGCGGATGCAGGTCTTCTCAGCAAGTTCGCATCACTCAAAGGGACACCAGAGAGTAGGGAAGGAGGCAACATATACGATAGATACAGATCCTATATCGACATGATCTATTATGGTGAGACCAAGAATGACCGTCATGTCCCCTCATCGAAGGCAATAGATGCCCTCACCAAGTATACTGCCATCAATAAACTGGGACTCAACATATTCGCAGGTCTTTCCAACGTCACCTTGGGAAATGCCCTTGTACGTGAGGAGGCATTTGCAAAACAGTATGTGACCCACGAGGACCTTTCAAAGGCACGTAAGGCATACTGGCAGGCAGGAAGGGAAGGTATCGCAGGACTCATGGGAGATTCAGGCAATCTGACCTCATCGAACAAACTGAGACTGTTCCTTGAAAGGTTCGATGCACTTCAGGATTTCGAATCAAGGGTGTCATCCGTGAATGCTGACAGGGGAAAATGGGGAAGGATGTTCAAAGAGTCATCATTCTTCCTTCTCAACCATCTTGGGGAACATCAGATGCAGAGCCGTATGGCACTTGCACTTGCATACAATAGAAAACTCATGGGACCAGACGGCAATGAGATATCACTGTATGATGCACTTGTTGTGGAGAACGGCAGACTTGAGCTCATAGATGGTGTGAAGAACCTTGACGGATCGGAAGTGACCGATATAGACATGGACAACTTCTCACTGAAGATACAGGCGGTCAATCAGAAACTGCACGGTATCTACAATACGAATGACCGATCTGCGATACAGAGATATGCGCTGGGAAGGGCAGCAATGCTCTTCAGAAAATGGATACCCTCAGGCATAAACAGAAGGTTCGAATCACCTTACAAAAGCTACACTCTGAATGAGGAGATCGAAGGAATGTACTATACTCTGGGAGCAAGGTTCATGACTGCACTCTGGAATGAGATAAAGGCTGGACAGTTCAGTCTTGCTACATCCAAGGAAATATATGACAGGATGACCCCTATGCAACAGGCCAATATGAGACGCAGTATGATCGAAGTGGGATATTTCCTTGCAGCAACCGTGTTTGCAGGTATACTCACAGGACTTGCAGGGGACGATGATGACAACTGGTTCCTCAATATGGCAGCATATCAGGCACAGAGATTCTCCACGGACCTCGGTATATTCATTCCTGTATGGAATGCCACTGAGATCACTGCCATCGTACAGTCACCCTCTGCAGCATTGGATCAGTTGGACTCCATACTGAGCATAACCAAAACGATCGATCCTTCTGCAATATTCAGCGATGATGACTTCTTCAAGGAATACAAGGCTGGAAGGAACAAGGGAACACTCAAACTACAGGTATGGGCAAACAGACAGATACCATTGTATGAGACTGTCACAGACTGGTTCTATCCAGAGGAAAGATTGAAATACTTCATATCACTTTAACATGGCAAAGAAAGAGAATCCGATAAAAAGGACGACAGGAAAAGGGGGGAATTACAGATCCACCTCCTCAGGTGCAGGAATGACACAGAAAGGAGTGAATGCCTATAGAAAGGCCAATCCAGGATCAAAATTGAAGACAGCGGTCACAGAGGATGACCCAAGTGGTCCAAGAGCTGCAAGAAGAAAATCGTTCTGTGCCCGTTCAGCAGGACAGATGAAGATGTATCCTGATGCTGCCAAGGACCCTAACAGTAGATTGAGACAGGCACGTAAAAGATGGAAATGCTGAAATGAAGAAAACAATGACCACAACAAAACCCTCCAAGATGAAATGTGGAGGAGCAATTAAGATGAAGGGCAGTAAAACAAAAACTGTAAAAAAATGAAAAAGCACCCAGGATTCAAAGCAGTACAGTCTAAGATAGCAAAGCAACAGGGAGTGAGTATGAAGAGTGCAGGAGCAATCCTTGCATCATCTACCAGAAAAGCATCACCTGCTGCAAAAAAAGCTAATCCGAGACTCAAGAAGGTAAAGTGACCAATGACTGCAAAAAGGGGGGAAAGGAATAACCCTTCCCCCTTTTAAATAATGCATCAGAGATATAAACCCATTATCACTCCCAAGATAAAGGCAATTACAATCGGTAGGTATTCTTTCAGCAGGTGCTTAGTGATGTCGTTCATCTTAATTAATTCAGTCCCATTCAAATGGATTTGTTACCTGCTTGAAAAAACCTATAAATCCATAGAGAATTATCGTCATAGGTATCGCCACAATTACAATTATGTAACTTAACGGGTTAAATGGATTTAGTCTGTATGCTTTAGAAAACCCTCTACCCAAATACTCAAGTCCGTTCTTTTTTCTATCAATATTTGAAACAACTTGAATAACCTTTAGTGCTATTAAAATCTTTTCCATGTCGTTCATTTTATCGGTTTAACAGTACCTAAACAACATTGAAACGTTGTTTAGCAAATCGTTATAAGCAATAAAAATTACTACATCGTACCATCTTCAAAGTCTGTGTTCTTTTCAAACTTCAAATCGCCAGTATTTTCACCAAGAGCAGCATCAATTTCAACTCTGAACGTTTCAACTCTTGTTACTTCACCTTCTCGTAGCAAATCACCTGCAATTAATGCTCTTGCTTCTAATTCTTTTTGTGTTAATTTTTTTGTTTCGTTTTCCATTACCGTAATTTTTACAACTTATAACAGCACCTAACAAAAATGGCTGCTACAAGCATTTGTTTTTAATTCAGAAGTTCTTACAAGCAGCCACTTATGTTAGCTGCAAAACGTTACCAAAGATACCCCTAACTTTCGACATCTTCAGGCTTTGTCAATTCTGGATAACTCATATCCCCTTCCTTTAAGGGACTGCTTTTACGTTCAAACATGACCTTTTCATTGTCAGTATATGACCCATGTGTCATGATATGATCCCTTATCAGTTCAAGATTCTCAAGTGTACATCTGCATGACTCCTCATCAGGTTGCCATTTATTGTCCCTGAGCATTTCGATATCGGTCATTACACAGTTAAGTGCATCAAGTATATCCTTACTCCCTCTGTCAGAGACTGCATTTTTTGGGATACAGTTCTCTTTGATGAAATCCAACCATCTGTCAGATACGTCATTTATCTCCTTGATGATGATGTTCAGACCATTGAATCTTGATGCATCCTTTCCATATGTCAACTCAGCTATCTTAATAGGTCCAAGTATCTCATTCCAATCTATTTTCATTCTTTCTCTTTTATGATTCCTTCTTCTTCAAGGATCGTTCTTACCTGTTCTATCAATTCTTCAATGGTTCCGTTGTTCTCAATGACATAATCCCATTCATCAAAATCATCCAAAGCTGTTTCTGAAATGTGTTCATTCTTGCGACCTTCACATTCAGATCTGTTCACTCTTATAAGAATACCTCCCATTTCACGGGTACGTTTGACATCATTGGGAAATCTTGAATCTGTGATGATCCATTTTTCCTCAACTATCTCAATTCTTCCTTCTGAATCTTTTTCGTAAAACAACGGGCTGTATTCAGAATACAAGGCATTCACCCAAGCATCAGGATGAAGCACATTCCTTGCAAAGTCAGTTCCCAGATACTGAAGGACCATTCTTGGAGTCAACTTAACTTCCTCTATTGTGGAACCATCCTGCCAGACATTCTCCTTTCTTGCAAAAGCCTCTTCGTAAGTGGCCTGCATATCAATAACTCTGGATCCGTTGGGACGTAATATTCCCCATTTTGTCCATTCTTCTCCCAATGGAGTTTCTTTGAACTCTTGATCTTCCAATTGCTCTCTGGTACATCCTATAAGAATACACACTATGTCCTTGAGTTTGTCAGAGTACTTTTTGATCTGCCAATCGCTTCTAAAAGCAAGCATGTCGGAATCCTTATATTCATCTTCCGCCCACTCAGATGTCAAATGCTGAATGATCTTTCCTACAGTGTCCTTTCCAGAACCTGCTTTTCCGCTAATCGATATTATCATTTTTTTTTTCATTCTTTACAGTTAGGGTATGTACAGTTATCATTCAGGGTACAGCTTTCACCTTCCCTTTTTACATACTTGCACTTCTTTGGTTCTGTCCTCCAAAAATACTCACACGTTCCTCCAAGTACAGGAGCTTTTGCAAAGTATGTTTGATAACGATCTGGCTTTGCAGTATGTCTGTAGCATATCTGCTTAAGTGGGCATTTCTCACCCGTACACATCGTAATGTCTGGCATGGCTATTCTTCTACGTCTTTACTTCTTTTCACTTTTTCTTTGCTCATGGTCTTTTGTATATGTAAATTGTGTCTATTCTGTTTTCTGTTTGCTCAATTCTAAGTATCGGTATTATTTCATTTTCTGATTCCATTGGTGTCTTGATTCCGTTATAATATCCAAGCCAAAAATATACAGCCATTCCAATTAATGCAATTACAACCGTAAGTGCAGATTCTTTTCTCATGCTATTTGTTTTAGTGTTAATTCTTGTCCACAAAGACAGTAAAAAAGGTTTTGAAGTTGGTGGACGTGTTGAATTTTCTTGTAGTAGTTACCCGCTACAAAATGAATATCGTTCGTGGTTAATGAAAAAGATACGCTTATGTCTTTAGGCGGATTCCACCCGAACCGCGTCAACCATTCCTCTGTTAGTGGTATCGGTTCAAGTTCTTCAATTGACCATAATTGTCCAGCAACGTGTTGGAGATTTCCTAACCCTTCAACCTGTGCGTATGTCTTAACTTCTTGGTCTTTTATTTCGACCCAATTCCCGATGCGTAGTTCTTCTGCTTTCATTCTTCTACGTCTTTACTTCGTTTGACCACAGGAACGTTGCCCTTGCTGTATTTGGATATCCTTCTGGATACCCGTGACTTTTCAAGAATCAACTCCATCTGTTTCATCTGTCTGCTCCAGTCAATTGTTGCCCGTTCTGCTGATTCTGACTTACGGATGAACTCCTCTACTTCGTCTCCTTCAAGTGTAGGGATAAGAGCGTTGAATATTGACACTGTTTCTTTAGGCATAGGCTCGTAATCAGATGGAGTCAGTTTCTCTATTTGATCTCTTATACCGTTCAGGTACTTTTTATCTTGTTCTTCAAAGAAGTTATCCGTTTTTTCATCCGATAGGAACACAGTTACCTTCTGCGTTGGGCAGCTCAGTTTATGAAAACCTTCCTTGCCGCATATTTCACATTTACTCATCTTTGTTTTGATTAAAAGTTAAGAGCGGGTGGGTATATGTTACCACCATTATCACCGAGCTGATCCATGGAATTTACGGCTGTTTCTACTCTGATCAAGAGTTTCGCTCTATTACTTTACTGATTATCTACCCACATTTGGACGAACCGCAGTCCTTACATGAAAGGCAACCCTCTTCAAAAACCAGGTTATTACTTCCACATTCAGTGCAGGTTGCTCTTGATACCATCTTCCTCTCATCTATGTATTTCTTTAGAGTTCTTGCAATAGCTTTACTGAAGCTGGTGATATCACCATGGGACTTGTTCAACTGTTCTACGATGAATGTGATATCAGCTCCGTGTCGCAATGCTGTACTTACCATTCGCGTCAGTACATCCTGCTCATCAGTGATCTGAGAGGTTATGTCCTCACTGTATGTTTCACCGTTCCTGAGCAGGTCGTATCTTCCTTTTTTGACCTTACATAGTTCCAGAGATGTCTCATTGGTGAAGTAAGGTACTGCGAACACTTCATATGGTCTACCATCGAACAGTCCGACAATGACATTCCATTTGACTCCTTTGGAAACCGTTGTGTGAATGTCCACAGGCAGACATAAAGGACGTTTAGGAGCATCATGATACTCAAATGATGTCTTTTGCTGCTTGTTATCTATATTCACCAGTACTCCGCTACGTGACCCTTCTCTATAAACCGTCTGTCCTTTGAGACCTTGTTTCCAAGAGTGCAGATATATCTCACTCACGGTCTCTGTAGTAGTATCCTCAGGCAAGTTAAGTGTAGTACTGATCGCATTGGTAGTATATTTTTGCAACACAGCTTGCATCTCCACTCGTTTTTTCCAATCGATATCATTTGCAGTTGCACCGTACCATGGAGACTTCGTGAAAAGATTCTGTAAAGTATCCTTATCATTCAATCTTTCCTGTGCAGTCTCATTCAATCCGAATGCTGTGATGCACCAATCCTTGAATTTAGGATGCAATACTGCAAATTCCTGCCATGAGTCCCCATTCTGATCAACGAAATCCACCCGTACATCAGTATTGTCAGGATTGACCTTCTTCCTTCTCATATAGAAAGGCATGAACAATGGCTCACAACCACTTGAAGTTCCTGTAAGGATACTTACACTGCCTGTCGGAGCAATCGTACTCCAGGAGATGTTCCTCCGTCCGTGATCGATCATACGGGAAGCCTGTTCAGGGAAGGTTCTGATCAATGAAAGGTAGAAATCATTCCCTATAGTCTTTATATCCACTGATCTCGTGTCCTTATAACCCACTACTGTACCGAATTCCTTTTTAGGATCCCATCCCTCAATCTTTCCTCTCAGAATGGCAAGATCGATCGTACAGTCCAACTCACCTCTCATCTTGGTCGACATCACTTTCTCAACTACCTCAAGACCTTCATCAGAATCATATTTTACTCCTATTGCAGCAAGCATGTCTCCAAGAGCAGTTATACCACTGCCTGTACGTCTACCACTCTGTGCAGTCTGTCTGATGTTCTTCCAAAGCTGAAGTTCAGTACCCTTGATAAGGTCATCCTGTGGGTCATTCTCTATCTTCTCAATGATACGGTCGACATGCTCTATCTCAAGATCAACAAGATCGTCCATCAGTCTCTGTTGCTCATAGGCCACCTGATACAGTTTATCATAATCGATCTCTGCATCATCAGTGAATGGATCATTTACAAACGAGAACAGATTCAGACACATCAGTCTACAACTATCGTACGGTTGAAGGAACTGTTCACCACAGGGATTACTGCTGACAGGTCTGTATTCCTCATATACACTGTCAGGAGAGCCTTTCATCACATTATCCCAGAACATTACACCTGGTTCAGCATTATTTCTTGCCTGTTCAATGATAGTATCCCAAAGTTCTTTTGCTTTAATTTTCTTTGTGACACTTCCCCACTCGCCTATTATACTTTCATTATATGGGTGTCTAAAAGCAATTTCCTCATCTATTTCTTTATCACAGGGCCATCTGAGAATATAATCTTCATCATTCTCAACAGCTTTCATGAACTCATCATTGACCCTTATTGATATATTTGCTCCTGTAACTTTTGTAAGATCCGATTTGATCGTTGCGAACTTGGCAACATCAGGATGATTGATATCAATACTTAACATTAATGCCAAAAGTGAATTTCTTCACGTTTAGACTATATCTTCAAGTAGAACTACGTTTCTACTCACCTATGCGCTTCCACTTAAGGAATTTCACCTTAAATGTACTCTACTTGGTTACTCACTGTCAACTGTGACAGTTACCCGTTCGATAGTCGTTACACTTTCATTTGTATACTCAAAGAACAATCCCTTTCTTTTACCTTTTGGAATAGGATTATTTCTTCTTCCTTCTAACAAAAACATAAATATACAAATGCTTAGCACGGTATTATTATAATTTTTTGGCAAAATTATAGTTTCCACCGTTAGCCTGAATCTCCTCAGACACCCTATATTTATAGGTTCACATAGTTTTGAGGCACATTTTTATTTACCTCTTCTTCCTGCTTGAGCAACCTCTCTTGTAGCGTTGGAGAATCTTTCCATGAAAGAGACCACTCCTGTTGATGTTCCCGCTGAATTGCTCACTGCAGTACCTTCAGGACGTAAGTTTGAGATATCATGACCTACACCTCCTCTGCGTTTCATCAATTGGATCTGCTCCTGTTCGGTCTTGAAGATGCCTCCATAACTGTCCTTTGCTGAATCAATGACAAAGCAATTGCTCAATGAGATGTACTTATCATTCCTTCCAAGCCCGTACATAATGGAACCCTGAGGTACTATGTACTTGAAATCCTTGAACAGATCGTATATCACACTTTCTACAAGAGGTTTTCTATCTTTTCCGTATCTGCTCAGATTCTCAGTCTTTACAACTCTTATTTCCCAGGGTTCTGAAGAATCAGAATACTGTTTTTCAATCCTTGCAAACTCTTTTGCCATGCGTCTATGCATGTCATCAGGGGTGATCTCCCCATCTGCAGCATATTTACCCTGCCATACTGAAACTGCAAGCTCATCACCTTTGAAGTACTCTTCACACTGTCCCATGTTCCTTTGCTCTCTGTACTATGAATGAAAAATCAGGTTCTTTGAAATTGATCGACTTGAGTATCTTGGAATCGGATGCTCTCTTTACAGTGAAACTCCCATCCCTGTTCTCGTCTATCCTACATTCGATCTGTGTACCATACTTTGCAGGATGTTCTCCCTTGGCGTAGGCTTCCACAGTATCAAGTGCCTCCTCGTATGTGTTGCAGAACTTTGACATGTTGCTGTAAAAGCCCGCTCTGCAGAGGTCGTTTATATTGAGCCCGTTCAGCATTGCTGATTGGGTGACCACCCAGAGCACATCGAAATATGCATCGCACAGTTCTGTAAGGTCATTATTCGTTGACAGTGCGGACAGAAGCTCATTCACTTCCTCTCTTATCAACATCGTGTTGAAGTCGGCATCCTCCCTTGTCATCAGTTCAGGAACTGATGGTTTTCGGGTCGATGTCTTCTCCAACCACACTCTTATGCAAGAGTGCATAGGCATCGGTTCTTTCATCTTCTCTTCTTTTAATTGAAAGTTCATATACATCCCCATTCTTCATATGCAGTATACACTGCTTTCCATCTCTCTCCACATGAGATATGTTCCTCCATTGAAGGTCACTGAGTCTACCAGCCACAAAAGCTGCACATTGACCCTGTATGTTATAGAAATTCGCCATACTCGAAATGTAAAAAAGGGAAGCTGCAAATATACAGCTTCCCTCACATGTTATCCAAATATAATATCTATCGATACTATACCAATTGATATCTTTCACCCACTGGTGAATACCAATCGTGATCAGGATACGCTTCAGCTATCCTGTCCCTCAGTCCGTTATCATCAGCGGCCGTAATGGCAACCTTGAACCGTGTGACCCCATCGTCCTTGGTAAGGGTTACGATATACACGTATGTTCCATTCATATCATCTCGAATTGGATATACGTCCATTCATCCACTGAGGATATCTCGATGTTCCTTACAGGGAAACGTTCACGTATCTCCCCTGCCACCTGATGTGCCTTCCGTATATCCTCCTCACCTGGCTCCTCATCTCCCACGTTACCGTGTTCACGGGTACTGAAGCTCAATACTCCTGCACTGATACCGTCATAGGTGAACCACGATCTGCTCTCTATATGGGCCACTACTCTATCATGCTGCGTCATACCGTATGTCCTCTATTATTTCAAGTATCGTGTCATAGTGATGGTTGAATATCTCCTGAGCATCATCAGAATATTCTGTAATACCCGCTTTCGGATCGTTGAACATGCTCTCAGAACGGTCCTTCCATTCCATCACAAGCATTCTATGGGCAAGCTCTGAAGCAAGCTCCAATCTGTTTATTATCGCTTTTTCACTTTCCATTACTGAATATTGCATTACCATTGTCATCGAACAGCTCTACTGTGGACTGTCCATCGTTATCCTCCACTGTCATATCCTCTGAGGTATCGTAAAGGGTCTCATATTCTTCATCTGTGAACAGAGGCTCCATCCCCTGCTTCAACATCCTGAGGATGTATTCCCTATCATTCCTTTCATCGGGTATACGTATCCTCATCCAAACTGTACACTTGTAATCTAAATACATGGTTTATTTTATATTCCAATTTATCTCTTCTTTTCCGAGCATGTACAGCATGCTGTTGCACTTACTGAATATCCTGCTACCGAAGAATCCTGCTTTCCCCCCTGCATACGATTCCGCTGCAGGATGGGGTGCCATTATCACCTTCGTCACTGACGGGTCAAGATACTTTGCATACGACTGGGCATCCTTTCCCAACAGTATGAAGATCACATTGTCCCCTTTATCGTTCAATGCCTTCAGTACACTCTGAGTGAATCCGCTCCATTGGAGAAGATGTGAACCTGTCTGTCCCTCTCTGACCGTGAGTGCGGTATTCAACAGCAGTACCCCCTGCTGTGCCCAACCTTTCAATGAATGGTCGAACTCAAGACACAGGACATCAAGGTCACTCTCCACTTCTCTGATGATGTTCCTCAATGATGGAGGTACTGTGATCGCAGTATCGATGTCGACACCGAATGAGTACCCTGTGGCCTGACCCTCACGTATGTAAGGATCAAGCCCCAGGAATACCACCTTCACATCATGGAAAGGTGTGGATCTGAATGCATTGAACACATCCTTCTGAGCAGGGAATACCCTGTATCTCTTCCTTTCCTCAATTATGAAATGCCCAAGGTCATCGAATTCCTTTGACATCATGTGACCGTAGAGTGCCTTGAACCATTGTTCCCCTACGATGCTTCTCAATACCAGTTCTCTGCTCATCTATCAGCATGGATACCTTAAGTGTCTCCCTATCCTCCACTATTGCAGACCTCAGTTCATCCTCATCACCGAGCGTGATGGAAAGATCCGTCTCCATTCTCTGTTTGAGAACAGGATGTCTTTCCAGCTCGAGTCTGAGTCTGTTGTATCTGTCATTGATATTATGGAATCTGTATATCGACTCCTTGTACTCCTGAGTGAACTTTGAGAACTTTCCGCTGAAGAACCTATGGACAGTGTCGATATGCCCATCAGGGATGGACATCGTGACCACGATATGCTCAGTACCGAAACTCTCATGTGTGAGATACCATGGATTCTTCGATATACTGTCCAATGTATCTGTAAGGACATCCTCATCACTGTGAGGTATCCTGTACAGCAGCCATATTCTACCTGGAGAGAACCCCTCCCTGAAACAATAGGCATTCACCAGAAGGTCTGAGAACCTGAAGCTCTCTCTGTCACCTCCGTACATAGGAAGAAGTAGAAGTGACGTGTCCGACCTTTCAGCGGTTATCACCCTGTAGATGGCATGTCCGTCACTTACACGTAAACGGTCCATACGGTTACATTGATACCAACCATGGTCCTTCACGTACAGAAGATCACCAAGAGTGATCAGCCTTCTTCCATTACTGTCAAGTACAGTGATCACAGAGCCCCTGTCATCCTTCACATCGGTCACATTGCAGTTCACAGCGAACTGAACGTGTATGGATGCGAATACCTGTGTCGCCTTTATGATGCCTTCCATGCTCAACGGTCATAGATGGTGGAGATCAGGGTACCGTTCTCATAGGTGTCCCTTGAATAGTCCCACGCATCATGGTCAATATGCCATTTCAGATCGCTCAACAGTTGACAGATACCCTTGACAGGTCTTCCATATCTATGACCCCCATCACGTGCACACTTCATGTCATGTGATGACATGGTGAATATCGTGGGAGGGTACAGAGTGTCCGTATAGACGAATATGAAATGGAACTGATCACTTACGGTATAGTCCAATCCTTCGAATCTTTGAGCAGCGAATGCCTCCAACGCAAGACGGTACCATGCTGCCTGATAGTGATAGTTGAACTTCAATATCGAGCCTGTGGTATCCGCAGATGTGAAGGATGTCGTCTTGAGGTCTATCCCTGTTATGACCCTTCTCTCATGGTCTATCGACACTATGTCCAGAAGTGCCTTGCACTCAAGATCCTCCTGCTGCCATCTTACATCCACCTGATACAGCATCTCATCATTCCCTTTGAGCACCCTATGATCCTCTGGTACACTGTCACAGAAGAAATGTGAGATGTTCTCATGGGACATCAGAGACTCCTTCATGGCCGACAGACCGTTGAATTCCTCCTGAGAGAGCGTGATGAATTTCGCATTGGCGTAGAGTTCCTCAAGATATGCTCTCCCTCCAGCTTCCTCGAACTCCTTTATGGAGGTTCTGATATCTGGATTCTTTATACCAGAGTCCGCATAGGCCTTCACGTAGACATTATCGATGTCAAAGAACTCATCGGCCTCTATCATCTGTTTCACTATGGATTCACACTCACATGCGAACTTCCCCTTGTTGGTGTTGCGTTGAGGGAACGGATTCGCTGTTGCCGCTATACGGTATTTTGAGTTGAACTCCTGTCGCGTGTCGAACATGAGCGAATCGAATGCAGATCCCTTCTCAAGTGCATCTGAGGTCTGATCCGCATAGACTCCGTCCATCATCATCTTCACCTTTCTGGGGTGATCCAGTAGCTTTACAAGGAGACTCCTTGATACACCGCTTGAATTGAAATAATCATTCCTGTCCTTCATTCTCTGTCCTTATTCTGTTCAATATCCCTGATATCCTCTCTTCCACTATGACCTTTGCAAAGGTCTCTCTCCCTACTCTGTCATCCAATGACCTGTCGAGTCGCATGCTCACCTCATACAGAAGCTGTTTGAACGTCCTTCCTGTCGATACTGCGAGTACCACGTTACGCATCACATTTTCCACATGAGGGTCCTTTACGAACAGTCCATTGTCATAGTTGTAATTGACCGTGTAACTTTTGAACAGCGGGGATACACATGTTGCACCCTCTATCTGAACATCATTGACCCTCGGAGCATCAGACCATCTTTCCCTGTTGGGAACATATTCCACTATTTCCATTATACTGTTGTTATCATGTGATATTCCATATCCTCTCTGAAGCTGAATGGTACCGATCTGATGTCCATTCCTGAGACACTGTTCGCCAGATGATTGGTGAACATGCTCATCATCCTACCAGCAATGAGTGCCCCTGTATGTGATGTTGCCTTCAGCGAACATATCTGATCAGGTATCTCGGAGTCATCGAACAGTGTCTCCATATACTCCTTCTCCTGTCCTTTCCTTACGGTGTAGACCTCATAGGTCTCAATGCTCATCCTACCGTCTATGAAGAGTTCCCTGTCATCCCTCTTCATCCAGTTGTTGAACATGTCCTTCCTTGCCTTCATGTTATCGAAGCACGAGAAACATACAGGGGACACGTAAGTGCCCTCCTGTATCCTCTTGCCGTATATGTCCAGCCTTATGTTGCCAGACATGTCCACAAGTCCGTTCAGAATATCCTTCATCGCTTCCACCTTCGGCATGCCTACATGCGACCTGCCGTACAGTTGTCCTGCCATGTTCTCCTCACTGACAGTATCGTCATCATAGAGTATGATGTCGTGGTCACCAGACCTTGCCAACAGAAGGGTAAGCCAACTTCCTATGGTACCTGCACCTCCTACGGTCATCTCCTTGGGTATACCGTACCAGTCGACACTGTTGAATCTTATGTGTGCTGTCTTCATAGTGAGGGTACATTGAGTATGGACGACATTATCAGCTTCACATTGGCGACCACAGGGCTGACATTGGGGTCCTTCTCATAGTCGGAAAGTCTTTCCACTGCAAGCTTTATGAGTTCATCGGCCTTCTCACCTCCGACCATCTTTATTGCCATGTTATAGCATTCCTCTGCGATCTCCCCGTAGTAGATATCGATATAGTCAGGGTAGTCATTGGCATCCCTTGCTTCTTCCAACAGGAGTGAGTAGAGATCCACATTGCCTACCGTATCGTCAAGACTGAGAAGTCTTTTCAGATATACCTCAGCATTGAACCTGTTCACGGAATAATGATGTGTCATAGGCATGTCGAATGTGTCGAAAGGGAACCTTGTCTGAACAGGGGGAGAAGATGTCCTCACAGTCCCTGAGGTAGGTGATACGGATCTCTGAGAGTCCGTCTCCTTCTCTCTGTTCCTCTTTCTGAGCTCCTCTATCCTGAGTGATATCACAGGATCGTCCTCATGTTCCTTCTCAATGGACACATCAAGGTCGACCATGAGCATCTGTACCGTGTCGTCACCTATCTGTACACTCCGTGTCTCCTCATCCTCCTCCTTTATGGATACCATTCTAGGTGATACGTCCACAAGACTGACGATCTTTGCGGTATACTCATCCTTCATGTTCACTATGAGTGACAGGTATGAGGAATACTTGTCCACGTTGTCATGCAGTTCATCGATGTCCGTTCCACTGAAGAAGGTGTTCATCGTATGGTGTGTATGCACAAGTCCGTATCTGGACCCCATGAAACTCGGTACACGGTCACACAGGTCCAACATGTCATCGGCATGATTATCAGCCTCCACATAGGAATGTGTGCCTATTGACATGGGATATATGTCCAGTACCTTGAGAACAAGTTCATTGGGTACTGACATCGATCCTGCTGTCTTCTCATAGGTTATGAATCCTGCCCACTCCACATTACCGATGCTCCTATGGAGTTGATCGATCTTTCTTTTCACTCCACCAGGTATCAGTATCCTCCCTCTCAAAGGGGTTGTTATCACTGGGTATTTCTTTGTCTTTACTGTGTCTTTCATATCAATTCATATTTGAATTCTGGTGATGTTGCTATAAGTTCACTCTGAAGTCTGTGTTCCAACTGTTTTATGTAGATACTGGGAACATAGGAGAACACGCTGTCAAGATATTCCCTGTACACCTCTGGATCGAACCTTTCACTCTGGGGAACGATCTCAACGTCCCTGAATCTTATCTTTAGGAGAAGATGTTTGGAGAACACCTCATGTCTTGGGATATCACTCAAGCTTTCCGTGGATGGGATCTTACCATGAAGCGATGCCATCGGTACGCCTTCTGCAATGAACATTTCCCTTACGGCACTCTCCTCTATCCTGATCTCCATCGATGAGGATGAGATATCCACCCTTGGTCTGAACCCTGTGGGATCGATCCTTTTAAGGATACTGTCGATGGTTCCCTCACTGAGAACCTTAGGCCTTACACCGATACTGTTGTCATAATACTCATGCGTCCTTCTGTAAGGACCCCCTTCAAGACTTTCCCATGACAGATATGCCTTGAGGTACATCAGATATTCGAACATGTCGAACCTGAATATCACTCTGTTAAAATAGGCTCTACTGAACTCAGAGTTCCCAAGACACATTACGCCTTCCCTCGATGAATGGGGATGTATGAACTCATTCATGATCTCAAGGTCATTGTAAGTACCTCTTCTCATCAGAGGTTTATTCAATCTGTATCCCGTTCTGGAGAGAGTCATCTGCTGTATGATGTACACATCCTTTATGAGATTGCCTATCTCAAGGGAATTGTCTGTGATCACATCACCTATCCGTATGGTTATATACAGTTCCTGTTGGGGATATGACCTGATCATTATGGAAAGATCCTTCTGATCATCAGCGGTCTCCAGAATGTCATGGACCGTCTTCAATAACCTTTGATAGGGGGCATGTAAGATCATGATGTCCGTGTCGTCCTGTCTCCAAAGGTCAATGAACTCCGCGTCATTCCCGAAATCCTGCAGATCCGTCTGCATTGCAGTGAAGCCATCCCCCTTGAAATGGAAATGCTGCTGATACCTCTCTGAATATATTCTGAATACTTTCATTGTCAATGGATTTTTCTGTGAATGATAAAAAAAAATGGAAAGGAAGGCAACCTGTGCCTCCCCTTCCATCATATCGGTATACCATCAACCTCTGAGGGATGCCTCAAAGAAACTGAAGTCGGCATCAAGCTCACTGAGCTTCACTCCTCCGACACTCTCCTCAGGCTGCTCTGAAAAGATCACATTGCCGAGTGCTCCCAACGATGCGTTGAGATCGCTCACTGCATTGACCAACTGAACGTACTTCTGCTCAAGGACCTTGAACTCATCGATCGATGAGATGAGAGGTTCATCTGCACTTGAAGTGGAAGCAGTTGACGAGTAACCGTTCAGAAGGGAAAGGATCGCAGCCGTCTTCATCTGAGGGTAGTTCCCGAAGTATGAGGAGGCATTGGGATCCTGTGAGATGATCGTTCTGACCTCTGAAAGGAGATCATTCCGCTTCAGTGAGGCATATGGCAGTGCACCTGCCTTGTTACGTGCAGGTACCACCAACAGGATCAGATTGTCCTGATTCGGGATCAATGAACTGTCATTGATCAACTGTGTACGTGTCGAATGGATGATGACATTCGTGTTCTCCCAGTTGACCTGAGGGGCTGCTGCCTTGAGTTCACCGAATGTCGTGCCTGTGAAATCAACCTCCAATGGTTTTGAATTTCCTGCGTGTTTGATGTAAATTGTCATTTTTCTATTGATTCTATACTATTGTTCTGTTGAGAAGGTTCTCGATATCACCCATCAGCAGGGAATATACCCCTTTAACGTGAGTGAAACGTTCCGTCTCTGGTCTTATTGAGTCCCCGTTCATTGCAGATGCCATCACATTCTCCTCTGCAATATCATAGAGTTCCTCCACATTGTATCGCAATGTATCGATGTTGGAATTCATCACATTGTCGATATCCATTTTGAGAAGCTTCGCAAGCTCCTCGACAGTTCCGCTGGATAATGAGTTGCCGAACATGTTCTACTTTCTATCCGTGTCCAGATGAATGATGTCCATCAGTTTCAACATGTCCTCCAGTCTGAGATGCACATATTTGCCTTCCATGAGGAATCTCCCTGAAGGGGTCTTGCGGGTCTTCTTCTCGAAGATCATATTGATCTGACCTTCCTCATCAGGCATCTCATTGAGTAGATCCACATAGTTCACCCTTGTACAGACATTCTTGCACTGGATGTTCAGATGTCCAGTATTGCACAGGTCCACCTTCTCATCATCCCTGCTTTTGGATTCTGCCCTTGAGGTCTTCACATTGGGAAAATATCTGAGAAGCAGTTCCCTGCATTCCCTTTCCCAGCCGTGACCTGCATTTCTGTTCCTTGATGCCATCAGATATTGAGTACATGCCTTGCCATTGATACGGCATGTTCCCTTCCGTACTCTGAGCAACTGTCAGTGATGTCCTTTGTACCGTCATTGTTCATAACGCTCTCTATCCCAAATGCGTCCACATGACGTTTTGAGAACAGCATTCCTGCCTCATCGGGGTCTCCCCATATGACGATACGACTGAACCTCTGTGACAGTTCCCTCATCGTATGGGAGGGAACATCTATCGATTCCGCCTGAGGTGCGAATGAGGGTATTCCCATCGTGTGCATGAACATCACATCCTTATAGGACTTCTGTATCACACACAGTTCCCCTGAGGAAGGCAGAAGATCGTATCCTTGAAGGGTCATTCCCCCAGATACGAATCTCATCACCTTCTCAAAGGGTCTGTATATCTTCCATTCGGTCGAAAGATCGTATGCATATGTAAGGGTCCTACAGACATATGCCGATCCTCCTATCCAGAACTTCGATATCGGGGATACCCTGAAATGCTCCAAGGTGGATGGATCTATTCCCCATCTCTCCCAGAGCATGATATCCTGCATGTCTGGCCTTCGCTTCCTTACAAGTATCTCTGGGAACTGTGGAGTGTCGGTGACCTTCCGTGTTCTGACGATGGACGATGGGATGTATTCGCATCCCATGTCATCCCATATTCTCAGAAGGACACCTTTGAGATCCAGCATGGGATGGAGGAGTGATACAAGATCGATCACTCCCCCTCTCATGCCTGTGCCGTAATCAACGAACCTGATGTCACCATTGCTACCTGTATACAGTCTGAACGAGGGATCGCTGTCCCCACTTCTCAATGGGGATGAGATCATCCTCTTCAGGCTCACATCACCCAGATATCTTCGGTATATGTCCATCTGGGACACCCTTGAGAATATTGAGGTGATGCTTATATCAGGGTTTACAATGATGGCCATATCAGGACATTTGGTGAATTACATCCAAGGAGTGGTTGCAGTTGACGGACTCTCAGCTCCTGTAGGGACGGTGATCGCAGACGGATCGTACTCCTTCCATGTCAGGTCCTTCTGATAGTCGCTCTTGAACTCCCCGTATTCTTCAGCAAGTGCCTTCTGGAACTCCACTGAAAGACTCTGGTAGGTACGGACGAACTTCCTGCGGTACATCGACTGATACATGCGTTCAGTGCCCTCAACGTCCACTTTGCGTACACCCATCAGTACACCTACCATATTAGGGGCAGGTTTCGATGGATCGTTCGTAAGTGACACAAGCTGCTTCAGCTCATTGAAGTTGCCTGTGAAAAGGGCATTCCAGTTGTCAAAGTACAACTGCTCACCCTTCTTACCTCCCTTATGGTTCACCCATGCACGTACGAACTCGATGAACTGTTCCTCACCGTTGTACGCCTTTCTGAGTCCTTCCTTGCTGAACCACTCATACTGTGGTCCCTCCTGAGGGTCGGCATAGCAGAACTGTGCGTAGTTGTTCACGAACTGTACCTTGCCAGAGGATGATGTCACATCCTTACGGGCAATGAAGAACGCCTCCTTCTGAAGGATGTCATCATTCTTCACCCATACGTCAATGCGTATACGGTCGTTGCCAGTATCGTCCTTGTCCACATAGGGGGTAGGTGCCTTCGGTTCCTCGAAACCGAGCTGTGCATGCATCTCCTGTACCGTTGGATTGATGGCGACCACCTTTACGAAAGTGGCACCAGTGTAGAGTTTACGTCCCCCTGTTACGTTCTCATTCGAATCTCTTACTCCTATCGCCATTATGCAAAGCTATCTGTGAACTGTTCCTGATATCCTACTGGTTGGAACGGAGCTGTGACCTCGTTCTCAACGTTGTCCTCATTGTTGACAGTGATCACTGTCTCCTCTGTGATCGTATCCTCAACGAGTTCGAACAACTCCGCCTTCCTTGTAAGTGTACGTACACCTTTCAACGCAGGATGTGTGAACATCAGTTTCACCTGATCCTTAGGAAGTCCGTAATATTCCTCGATGGAACCTACTGAACTGTCATAATTATTGGCATCCGTTGTACGTGCATAACCTCTTGCACAGAGCTGCTTGACCTCACTGATGGAGATCTTCTTCTTTTCTGAATTTGACATTCTTTGAATTGAATTGAATTGTTAATTGTTATAAGGACCCTTTTCCGTAATAGTTGTTCACAGTGTTCACAACCTCATTGAGATCGTTACCGATCTTCAGTGAGGGGAACATTCCCATGGGGGATTTGCATGTCGTGTCCCCGACATTCTGTGTCACGAAGTGATTCCACAGTCTCTTGACCCCGTTGTCATCCTTCGCTTCCACATCTGCATAGAGTACGATGGTGAACATGCCTTCAAGGGTGATCACGTTGTCGACCATCTTGCCGATGGTCTTAGCCTTACGCCTCTTGATACCGCTTGAATCGGTTATGTCCTCATCATGTGTCAGGTAGATCACTATCAGATCGTCCCTGAGTTCAGATGGGGCATTCGCAAGTTCCCATATGTGCTTACCTATCTGTGTATACTTGTCGTAACCCTTGATCTCCGCCTTTCTCATGAACTCATTTGCAGCAGTGTACTGGAAATCGTCAATGACGACCGTCCTTATCTGCGGCATCTTGTTGCTTATGAAGTTCATGACATTGATTATCGTCAATGCGTCATCGGTCACATACATGTTACCCGTATCAGGTGCAGCACCTTTCTGTACCTTCACATATTCCCTTCCCTTAGGAAAGGGCAATGCCTTGCCCTGCACATTTATGATGTATGTGCTCTTTGGATCAAGGTTCATCATCGATGTACTCTTACCTACACCGCTTGGTCCTACGACCAGAATTGCTATTGCGCTCATTGAATTGATTTTACATATTCGTAGACCTTGTTCATACTGTCAAGGTCCGTCACCTTTGGAAGCTCTGTGAAATAGTTCACCGCACCATCGAAGAAGAGAGGTGTCCTTATGTTGGACTCCCCATCCCTGCTCTTGAGTATCATGAAGAGTCTGAAATGGTCCTGAAGTACATCGACCTTGTATCCGTCACATTCGTCCATCTGATATCTGTCAGGGGCGAACAGCGCGAACACATCATCTGCATCCCTTGCCGTTGACTTGTTGTCCCCTAGACCGTCAAGTGACGGTTCCAGTTTCTCAGCTATCGAACTTCCCTTGAAGGTGAACTGTTTCTTCTCCTTCTCCGCAGACTGCTGCTGCACATTCACGACTATGTTGCCATATTTGTTACGCAGCTCTATGCAGTGTTCGGAGGAGAATTTCCCTATCGTATCATACTTGTTCATCCCCTTCTCATTCCTCAACAGACCTATATGGTCAGTGATCACTATCACGTATTCGTTGGGATCGTCAGGTGTATACGAATCGTTCACCTCCTTGGGCTCTCCATCCACGATTATGGTCTTCTTCGACCATGAGCCTCTCTGCTCGTTGTAGGTCTTCATGTACTTGAAAATCAGTTGTGTTATCCCAAAAGCTTTTTATCTCTTGGTTCTTATGGTTTCCCATAAGCTCAGACTATATCATCATCCTATTGCGAATAGGATGTTCCGCGCTCGTGTCACTTTACCGTCTACAGCATTACCTGTTTAGACTCCATGTGTTAGTCGTTGAACCTTGAACTCATTTCTGAGAACCTTGGCTGCTGATCGGCATATAAAATACATTGCTCACAGAATGGCATCCTCAATTGGAGATCTCTGCTATTGTAATGTATTCTACTTAGCTTTCCAGCAATTCACGGAATTACCTTTTAAACATTACTGCATAAAGGGGCAATTATTTAGCAATCCTATAAAAGTATAGTAAGAATTATTTTTCTTACTATAATACATAAGATCTTTGGAATTAAGCACTTTTTGAACAACTTTATGTTTAGAAGCTCCTGAACATCGGATTATATCTCCATTTTCAAATATTTGATATAGAGGTACTCTTCCTTTTTTATGTACAGTAACATACTTAACCATTGTATTAACAAGATTTTTATTATGAGGTATTACAATCTGATCATTATTTGTAATATGAATGTTTCCGATACGGATCCCATTATTTATTACAGATCTATTTGAAACATTCAAATAATCAACTGCTTCTTCTACATACAATCCTCTTTTGAGAATATTCCCATAAGAATCATACATATCCAACATTTTTCCGCAATTTTTCCTTGGATTTACAATTTTTCCTTCTGCATACTTTCTTTTTAAAGTAGTACTTATGGCTTCTTTGTATTCCTCAGACATCTCATGGGGAGCATTTTCAGAAGTTGTTAATTGACAGTTAAGTCCCTTGGTCAATACTTCATAATATTCTTGCCAATACCTTTCCCTGTTGTTCAGTTCTTCCTTCAAGCACTGCTCAATTATCTCAAATTTATGGGATTTTATTCCATATTTTTTAAAAGATCTGTGCAGTTTCACCTGATTTATAGAACTTTTTAGAGAGTAATATCTTAATCTTTCTTCAAGATTCTTACTCTGCCCTATATAAACACGTCCATTAGGACTTGTTATTTTGTATATCCCTACCATTATATCAATATTTTGATACAAAGATAATATATACAACTCAAAATTCCAAATTTTATACTAAATATTTTTACCTGTAGGGTTCGATATGTCATCGATTATGGTGACATACCTCTCAAGGTCTGAAAAATATTCCCTTCCCTCCTCTATCTTCGATATTATGTCATCTGAAAGATAACTGCCTATCTCACCTACGGATCTCAACTGCTTTATCGATACCCTTATGTTGTACTTTCTGAAAAGCCAGTACGATATGATGGACATCATGAATTTCTCCCTGCTCTCCTCAAGACTGAAGTAGAATATCCTCAGTCTGATGTCGATATCAGGGTTCTCCTTGATGAACTCATATGTTGATATCACATAAAGATACCTTGCGAGCTTCGACTTGCCTACTCCCGAGTTCGCAGTGCATATCACATATGTACCCTTCTCTATGCCAGGGTAGTAATGTGATGTCCGTTTGAACGGGAACGGAATGCAGTTGGCATTCCCAAGTGCGGCACGTTCCTGTCTCTCCCTTATCTGTCTGAGTGCTATCTCAAACAGATCTGCCCCATCGGGTCTCCTCTCCTGCTGTCTGTCCATTCTCTATCATCGAATCACAGAGGGATGCAAGAAGTGATGAGGTATCCTTATAGATCAGATACTCTGCAACCTTCATGTATGCATATCCCTCCCTTTGCTTCTCGGTCACGTATCTTCTGGTGGCCTGAAGTATCACATCGTCTGAGAACTGAGGGAACTCCTCACGGAATCTTCTCATCTTTCTCATTATGTTCACCATGTTGCCCCTTACTGGATGACCTGCAGATTTGACACCTATCGGGAAAAGCTCCCTGTACTGTCTGCATAGCTCCTCAAGGCTGCTTGTGGCACCTGTCGGCATGAACTTACCTTCCACTGAAAGGAATATCGCATTCACAAGACGGACCCCCTCATCGGTTATCATCCCGTCATCAGTGAGCATTCCCTTATCACAAAGATACTTGAGATTGGACATATTTCCAAGGATCGAACTGTTATTGTCCTTCAATTTCAACAGATAGAACAATTCATTAGGAGTGAATCCACTCTCCTCCATCAACTTCACATCAACTCCTATCTTACTCATTCCCATTATACTTTTACGTCTTTCATCTATAGTAAAGTGTAAGTATATTGATATCCCCGAATGTGGGAGAGAAGATCCCAAGGACCTCCTTCACCTCACTTTCGCATGTGGTATATGCACCTTCGACCATGTTTATGGCATCTGCAATACCCTTATGATCATCACTGTCGATCATGTAATTGTACATCGCATCAAGGATCATTTGGAACAACAGGCCCTCGCGTGTTCCTTCACAAAGTGATCCATGCTCATGTATGTCGTCACGTTGAACTGTTCCATAGGGAACGATTCTGTCATTCTGTCGAACCATTTCTGTTCCTGTGTACCTACGGTGACCAGTATATATACATTGCCACGTTTCTCACCGTTCTTACGTAATCTCCCTATCTTCTGAACAAGGTCCAACAGTGTACTGTAATACGATATGAGTATCACATTGTCTGCCTCCTTCAGATTCGCACCCTGTTTCAACATCTTGAATGAGCCTATATCCCTTATCCTGTTGAGATCGAAATCGTTCCTGATGCGCATGTTCATCGCATCCCGTTCCTTCTTCGCTTCACCCTTTCTGGGCGATCTCACGACATTGGGGGTTATCGTCTCGAGGGAATCGAGATCATTGCTGAACAGTACGGTCTTCCCATCGATGATGCCCAACAGTTTTCTGACCGCTGCCACTTTCGAGGGAAGGGAATACAGTAGTTTTGCACGTGAGGACATCGCTCTCTTGACAAGGAAGTCCTTCTTACTGTACACTCCCTGCCAGAACAGATCGTCATAGTATCTGTATGTCTTTTCCTCAGTTGACATGAATCTTGCCCTGTCGTTCCCTCCAGGGATATTCCTTGTCTCCCTGTCGAGATGATGGTAGATCACATGGAAATCGAGTCTTCTGCCCGTACCGTCACGTTGACCGTCACCTACGTCATAGGTGAAACATACAGGTGCTATATCGTCCAGAATGACCTCCTTGCTCATCTCGACCCCGTCTATGACATATGTCCTTGACGATCTTACTGTCGCACTGAGTCCGAGCAGTCTGTCATAACGGTTGTTACGGTAGAACTGCATGTACACCTCCGAAATGGAATCATGAATTTCATCCGCACAGACAAGATCGAATTTCCTTCCCTTCCATCTGCATGCTGACTGATAGCAGGCGAACTCAAGATCGACATGTGAGAGTATGTCCACACCGAACAGTTCCCTGTATCTGCGTATGTCCTCCATGAGATCCACCTCACGTTGGGTGGTCTCTGCAAGGAACAGTACCTTACTGCCCTTCGGCAGTTCGGACATGCAGTCAAGGGAGATGAAGGTCTTGCCCATTCCTGTGGCAAGTTCTATCGTACCGATCATGTCAGCTTCCTTCCATGCCTTTACCGCATCGGACTGTATCTCTCTCTTTCTGATGTCAATGTTCATTTTTCTCATTTCTCCCATTTTCTTAACACTACAGGTTCTGCTTTCAATTTGACCGTCCTGCAGAAGAGATCACCCGCTCTCTCCATGCATTCCTTCACAGTATCCGCCCAATGGGATGCCTCATCTTCAGGCACCTCAAGTATGAGTTGATCGTGAACTACATTCGGGAACAGTATCTCGAACTGTCTGTTGTCACGCTCTATCTGTCTATAAACGAGTATGCAGGCGAATTTGGTTATTGAGGCCGATGTGCTCTGTATCGGGTAATTGAGTGCCATGCGTTCCATCTCTCCCTTTATCCGGTAAAAACGACTTACAAGCTGTTTTCTCTCTTCAGTCCTGTTCTCACGGTATGCATCCCAGAATTCAGGTGTCAGTCTCTCCTTCAGATCAAGGTATTCCTCAAAACTGTCAGCATAGATACGCCTCATCGACACATTGTCAGTGAGTATGTAACCGTTCTTGAGCACTTTTGCCTTCTCTTCAGCAAAGTACTGTTTCAATTTAGGGAATGCATTCAGGTATGCCTCATACACACGGTCACCATCCTCTATAGGTATGGAGAGATTGCTTGCAATGGTAGCTCCTACACCCCCATAGGCTATAGCGAAGTTCGCTGCCTTTGCATTCTGCCTCTGAGCCTTGAATTTCGTCTTCACCTCACTCAGGGGAACTGAAGCACATTCAGGATAGATCTTACTTGCAACAAAGCTGTGCAGATCCCCTCCGTCCTCATTGTAGAACTGAATAAGGTTGGGTTCCATCGACTTGTTTGCAAGTACAACGGATTCCTGACCGCTGTAGTCCGCATCTACGAATACATATCCATTGCTGGGAATGATGCAATTACGGATCCTGTTGTCCTGAGGTATGTTGAGGAAATTGATGTACTGCTCCCTCGTTTTGCTGTTTTTCCCCCCTGAGCTCAGTCGGGCAGTATCGATCATCTGCTTGAATTGCGTATGTATCCTGCCTGTGACAGGATTTATCTGATCGATCCAGTTGTCACCATAGGTGCTTATGAGCTTGTCTATGCCCTTGTATTCCAGATACACGTCAATTATCGGATGCAGATGCCTCTGAGGTGTCAGCACCTTGGCATCCACTGAGTCCTTCCATTCACCTGTAAGTCTGTCCTTCGTTCTCAGATCGCATCCGAGATCATTGAAGAATCTTACACACTGTGCAGGGGATGACCAGTTGATATTGCTTCTGGGATCATTGCAGAACAGATCGAGCTGTACATCCACATACCTGTGGAATCTCGGATCCTCGGTGACCATACGGTCAAGCTCTATGACCTTTGCTGTCAGTTCCTTCCTGTCCTCCTCTATCCTTCTCTTCCAGGGTTCGACATCCAGTAACATTCCTGACATCTCTATGTATGCAAGCACTTTGACGAAACGGTTCTCAAGTTCCGTCACCCTCTCGAGCCCTTCACTTGAGATCCTTAGCATCTGTCCGTCCTTGATGGCAGGCAGATACTTCACATCATTGGCAGCGTACTCTATGACATCGGTTGACAGTCCTTTCCAGTGGATGTTCCCACGGATGCTCTTGTCAAGTTCTGCAGAGCAGTACTTACGTGTCACGTCAGCAAGACCTTTGGGATGTCTGTCCCATCGTATGCCCTGATATATCACACTCTCTGCAAGGAAGGTGTCATAGACCCTTTCAGGCCATATGTCCAATAGCATGAGGAATCTCAGATCGAACTTGGCATTATGGAATATGAACGTCCTTTCGGATGATCTGAAGAATGTCCTGAGATATCCTTTCAACCTGTCCGTGAGCATTCCACTGGAAATGACGGTCTGTACCGATGCATTCCCTATCTGAACGGTAAGAAGACGGTTCGTATAGGGGTCGAATCCCGTTGTCTCAGTATCGACCCCTATATCACCCTTCATACCATCCAATATGTCCAACAGTCCCTCAAGGTCGACACATTCGATCCCTTCAAGGGGTTCTGTGAACATCTGTTCTGAATGAAGTACTATCATATCAACTCACTGTCATCATGTCCCTCAACACATTGAGAGATTCTATCAACTTCACTCTCTGCTCCTGTGTGAAGGAACTATTGACCAGACCTGCCCTTATGAGTGCTTCCAGCCTGTTCTCATCCACTATTGATGACAGATGCCTTACACGGTCCATCGCCTGTCTTACATCATGGAGATGATGTGATGCGATCACGTCATTCACTGTAGTGGGAATGAAGAAACTGTGACCATTGTATTCCGAAAGACCCATTGTAACTTGACCATCCCCTACAGTGAGAGAGACGGCATCGTTCAGTATGTAACGGAAGGTCGCAGTACTCCTACGTCCTTCGCTGTCCTCCATGATGAATGTCCTGTTCGGCACATACACAGGAGGTGTCTGCACAAGTATGTCCTCATGAATGAACTCTCCTATGGCGTTCACCATATGCATGAATTCCTCCTTCATCATCTTTTCTTGAATTTTACAGATGGATGATAATGCTTCAGTTTCATGAAGGAATGCTTCACATCTGAAGGATTTTTGAACATGATATGCTCTCCACTGATCTCCGAGATGACGAAGGTCTTCAGTTTCACATTGTCCGAAAGGGATCTTCTCCCTATTATGACATCCCTGTGCATCTTGGCATTCCTTACAGCATTGTTGAAACGTTTGATGATCACCGTATCGATGTCATCATTGGGATGCAGTGACAGTTCCTCCCTTTTCTTGGGAGCTATCCTGGAAGGACGCTCAAAGGGATGTGTACAGCACGGTGCCATGATTATCGAACTCACTTCACAGGTGACCTCATCTCCCACCTTCAGTGGTATTCCATTGATATCCTTTGCCATTGTTCTTGAATTTTTTTAGAATTTTAAGATCCGATCCGTAGTACTCGAGTGTCACATAGTTGAACGTGGTCCCAATGGGACCGTCAAGCCTTATGAAGCTCTCATTGTTCTGTAACGACTGTCTGAACACTATCGGATCATTTGTAAGTTTCTGTACTGCAAGGACCTTCTTCCCCGTACTGGTGCTTATCACCATGCCTATGTCAAATCTTTCTGCCATGTCTCAATTCATCCTAATAAGTGACATCATTGTGATATTGTGCATCTCTATGAGAGCGATCAGATCGGAGTCGTCCTTTCCTCTGAAGAGTATATCATCCATCTCCTCGATCAGATGTTCAGCGTAAGCTGTCACTGTGGATGGAGTGAATGTGATATTGTTCAGATGCATCTGATCACTGCTCACCATGCTGCATATGCCCACTGTGACATGGGTATTGTACAGATCTCCCCCTGCTTTCATCACATGTCGTCATTATCGTTGAACAATTCCTGAATTATCTCCTCTCGGATCTCATTGTTCAGGTCTTCAATGTGATCCTCTTCACTGTAATACGATTCATCATCCATGATACTGTCGTTTTATATTGATCGCCTACTCTTTATGGATTTTCGGCATCCTCCATTGATCTCATACGATCATTTATCCCTTACCAAGTAGCACTCTTTGCCGTTGTTCCGCGTTTCCCAAACATAACCATCCTTTGCAATATAAGAGCGATAGTCGTCCGATACGCAATGATTTACACGGAAGTCTCCCTCGAACAGTATAACCCTATCATCTTCCAACGCTTGCGCCTCGGCTTCTGTCATCGTATCGTGTTCCTTTCCCATCTCAATCATGTTCTGCTCGTAGTGTTTTTGGCAAAGTTGCCACCCAAACACAAAAGATGTCCTATGTGACTGGTTCGTGTCGTTCTTGTGGAAGTCGAGCCTAACTGGATAGAACTCAAGCGCAATTGCTTCTATTTCTTCGCGTGTTTTCATTTGTACTTGATTTTTTGCCATTCCTCACTCCAATTGATTTCCTTCTTCTCCTTCTCAGGTAATTCCTTTTCATGCTTGCACCTGTTGCATCCGAAGCATCCTTGAAGAACAATTATGAATAGAAAAAAGCTGATGTAGTTAATTGAACCACTTATCTCAGATAGGCTATCTTCAATGTTTCTCATTTGTACGTGTCTTTGTAGTATTGTTCACTTGAATTGAATTTGCCGAATCCAGCATCATAAGCCTCCTCAATCTGTTCCCGTTCGGTTTCGAGTAGTTCGGTTGCTTGGTCGATAGCGACACCATAAACTACAATAGCTTGTGAATGGACATTTCCAAACTCGTCAGTACAATCTTCTTTTAGCGAATTGAGTCTATCAATCAACTGTTGTAATGCTGTCTTTTTCATTTTATCGTGTCTCCAATGGTGTAATTGATACAAGGCTCGTTAAAACGAATTCGTTGTTGATCTCTTGATGTATAGTAAAAATCACAGATAGAGCATTCGGAATTACTACAATACTTTCCCGTTATGATGTAAGGTCTTTTTGGTACGGTTTCACAACCAGTTATTGCAAGAAATAATAATAGTAGTAGTGCTAGTGTCTTTTTCATATCGCGTTTTCTTTAAATTCAATCTCGCGGGGGAGTTCTTCTATTTGGCTGACCTTAACCTCATCATATTTCGTTTTGGTTTTCCAGCGAATCACGCTTACTGCGTCATCATTTCGTATTATTACGTCCCAAGACACGCCATTACACCTCAGTTGAATGAACTCGTCTTCTTGGTAAAAAATTTCCCACTCACCTTTGAATATTGCATTCTCTCCGATGAAGTCCTCAAACTTCGGCTTTCTGTTAGTCAGTTCAGCGTATTTGTAGCATTCTGTAAACGCTGAATCAATGTCGAATAGGCCTGAACCGTCATAAAAACCCTCGTATTGGCTTTTCAGGTATTTGTGTAGAGTCTTTCTCATTTGTTCAGTATTTCATCAAGTTTCTTAATGGCTGCTTCGCGGGCTTCTTGGCGGGTCTTGAAACAGATATCATCTAAGTTGTTGAACTTTTGGTCTTTCATGTAAAAAAGATACCAATATGAGTCTTGTTCCAAAGACGCGTCTGTGTTCATGTCAATCCCGACCGAATCAGCGAAGTCCTGATACATTCCCCATTGCATTGCTTCGGGCAGCGAGTAAAAATCAGTATGCCTACTCCATGATGAATAACCACGTTTAAAAACACCAGCTAAGTAGTGTTCAAACTGCTCTTTTGCTTCCCCTGTTAGTGTCATAACGTTCCGTTTATAGTGTTAATAGTTAGTTTCTCAGGGTCGTTCCATCTCTTCAAGTCACGCGCCCCGCAATCACAAATGTATTCGGGTTCGTACTTAGGTTGTTCTTTCTTAGGTTCTTGCCATGTTGCAATTATCCAAAGCGGATAAACGACACAGGTCAGAACGTAGGCGTAGGCGTATCTCATCAGAAGGGACATTCAATGTTGGGTATCTTCTCCAGTTTCGGTCTTAGCGAAGTCAATGACACGAACTTTCCGCGTATGCAGAATCCTTTGGAACGTCCGTTCAATACCTGTCTGACTATTCTGCCTCTCTTGGTGTTTATGCAGATGCCATCAGAATCAAACTGGTATTCGTTAGCTTCTTTATGTCGCCACTTTAAATCGTAAGTAGTTGATATTGAATGCATTTTGCTTTAGTCTTTATGTACATATCAGATGTTATAAGCCATTTTGAAAGACAGCCACTCGCTTCAATCCATTTGGATCAACTGAAATTAATTTGTATTTATCAGCAAACCTTTTTAAGATGCCATACTCTTTTGATTCGCTCGTTCTTTGTGGCAAAATCACATTGAAATACTTTCTTTCGTTATGTTCTTTTATGCCTGTGAAATAGTCGCATAATTCCAACTTTAAACCTGTTTGCTCCTTAATCAATTCCAATGTTTCAGGAATAGAAAAACGGCTTATAACAGGTGTTTGGCAAAAGCTGGGCTTCTGTGCTAAATCAACGTTTGTGCTATCTACAATCATTTGTTTTAAATTTAAAGTTTTGTACTATTAATGCCCAGCCTTCGCCAAGCACCGATACGTTAGGCGTTATTGCTACATTTCGCCTCAACATTATTCTGTTCATTTATCCATTCAAGTTTTTCAGTAGCACAACAAGCACATACTTTCCTTCTTGGTTCTTTAGGGTATCGACCTCTAATTTCAGTCAGTTCTTGTCCACAAACCTTGCAGTATTCTTTCCGCAACAAACGCCTAACAATGTGTATAAACCATTGCTTTATAGTGCGTCTGCCAAGTTTCTTTTTTCTATTAAACATATCTGTATTTTTAAGTTTATTGTTTCAATCACGCAACGGTTCATACACTCGACCGTTAGCAGCAATGCTACGGACACGTACACACACCATTTTCATCCCAATTACCACAGCATCGCTTGTTTTTGTCTTTGTGCCTTGTATCAAAATCGGGCTTAAAACGCTGCATATATGATAAGAACATTGCATTGCAAAGTATATGCCCTGTGTGTGGTAATCCACTTTCAGGGTCTATATCTTCACCCCTTATGTATGCTGTCATGTGACGCATCATACTTTCAAATATTTCGGGTGTTTTAAGCCCTTTCTTCCAGTTATTGTCTGCATACTTTTTAGCCCCAAATTCAAGCACTTTAACCATATCTTCTAAGGCATCAAAGTCAACAAGCGACCAACGCAATTTACCTCCATTGTAACGCAAAGCACTGCTGCTAACAGCACCTTGAACGCTATTGGCGGCTTCGTTTTTCAATTTATCTTTTGTACTCATATTAAGTATTTGTTTTTTAATTAAAGTTTAGTAGTTTAAATCGCCAACAGCGTCAAGCTGCGGCACGTTATGTGGCATTAGCCAATCACTAACAATATTCTTCTACTACAACTTACGGGGCTTGTTGTTCCACTATGGCTTTGTATTACCTTTCGTTTATCTCCATCCGCAAAACCCCACATTACTAATGGATACTGTATTAAACTTGGGTGTACCAAATCGTCTAAATACAAGTCATTTTCTTTAATGGGTTTTGCTGTTGTTATATACAACTTTTTATTCATCCAATGTATTTTCATAATAATAACGCCACATAACACTATTTATAAGCAATAGCCGTGTCAGTGGGCTTATTTAAGCTATTGCTTCTAATTAATATTTTAGCGTAAAGATAAGTCAGTGCTTTGAAATCGGCTACTGCTCATACATTTTACGTTACCGGTCAGGCTATGACACCATATATCGTTTGACATGCTTCTCATGAGAAACGCTTCTATCTTCGTTCAAATCGCTTCTTTTTATTAGGCGAAACGAAACTGCACAAGTAAACCAATTCAATGACCATACACGAGTGTATGACCAGCCCTGAACATTTTTGGTGAAGCTGAATATTGGCAACAAATCTTTGAAGCGAAATCCTGCATACCAGCTTTTGTAAAAGTTAAATTCTATTGTCATTTTATTTTGATTTGTGAAGCCCGAACCGCTAACATGTGCTATACAATATGGCGGCTGACGTGCTTCGGTTAAACATTTTTACTTAATTCAACTGTGGTGCTTCGTATTGGACTTTCGTGCTGAAAATCCGCCACATCGTATAGCACCGACACGTTAGCGGTTATTAATCCGATAATCAATAATTCCGTTTCTAACAGTAATTCCACTTCTTGATTTTGTGAACCAATTAGCACCACTTCTATCGTATCGTAATGAATAACTACCTCTGTGAGTGTCAATGAAAAAATATGCGTCTTCTGGTAGCGAATATGTTGCACGTATCCATTCGCCATTTATTTTTTGCATACTTATATCAAAGTTTTTTTCATTGACCGATTTTCCGCAACCTGATAAAATAACAACCGCTAACAAGGCATAAAAGAAATGCCGAGTTCCTACTAAAATTGATGTTCTGTGTTTCATATTTACTTTCGTTTTAAATTCATAATTTGTACTTCTAATTTCGGCACTTCTCTTATGCCCGACCGTTGTGCGCAATGCTACTTTTCTGCATCTAATTGAGATTTCACAGCCATCCACTTGGCTTTTTCACTTGCCATTATTTCTTCTTTGGTCATTTCTGTTTTTAGTCTTGGTTTGTCATTTACATAATCCCAAAGCCAAGTTACTTTTTTACCATTTGCATCACTCACTTCCATTGAGCCATACATTTTACAAATTCTTGCTAACCCTCCCATTTTAATTAGTTTTTATCGTTAATAAACCGCTACTGGCTATAACAGCGGTTTTGTGCAAGCTGCCCGACCGCTCAATGCCAACGCTTCGCAGCCTGACACAAAGCCGCCAACCGTTGGGATCAATTGCCTTCGGGCGCAGAATCGTTTAAAACCCATTTAAGTAGGTCAATTTGACCGCTATAAACACCAACGCCAGTTTGTTTGGCCAACCATAACATCTTTTTGTTAGGGCATCCATTATCTGCTTCCGTAGTTAAGCGTTCAAATTTTTCACGGGCTAAAAACAGCTCAAGTAATCGAGCCTTAATTTCTTCTTCTGATCTCATCACAAATGGGTTTTAAACTTTACTTCTGCTCAATTGATCCATAACGATCCGTGGCCGAATGTGCCACGTCTTACCTTTCTGCAACCTCACTGTAATCAGGACAGGATTCGAACCTGTATAACCTATAATAGTTGGTGTAAGTTATTTAATCCATTAGATAAGGTAATCAATCCACTAACCAACATTGATAATCTCTCTCTTCTAACTTCTGCGTCTGCCATTCCGCCACCTGACTGTAAAAAAGAAACCATTCTGTCCACTCCAATGTCTGTAATGAATCAGAACGGTTTCAATAAGATGAGAGAGCTTCGTGTCTTCCACCCACATTCTCTTAATGTGGTCATTATGGTCATTAGCTGATACACGTGTGTGTCCACTCTCTCAATAGAATATGTTCCCGCAAGGTTGCACCTTGAATGCTGTGTCCTGCAACTATTAAGCATTGACAGTCTCTTGGGAACTAACCAAGCCTGCAATTGGACGGGAACAATAAGATGAGAGATCAGAGCAGCATGTCAACTATTCAACTCCTTCATTACAAAGGCATTTATTGCTGATAGCATCCTAAGCATCGCTGTCAGGACTCTTACTCTGTAAATACAACCTTCACCTGTTGTAACTCTCTCAATAAATTATCACCTGCCAGATTGCCATCTCTGGATGCTTCATCACAACAACCGAATCGAACGGTACATTCTTGACCTAACTACCCGTTAGTGCCACAGTTGCTCCACACAGAACAACAGACAACGCTCTTTGGCTAGAACTATCATCAGGGGTTTGAAGAAGATCGTCAACTTCAGGGACACACCTTTAGTGGATGACCGTCTATTGTTCTCAGGTGAATTTCAACAAATTGTCTTTCTTTCTTTGTACATATCATTATAGTTTACACTCTCCTGTGTGGTTGGATGCTGCAGCATCTGATTGTTACTATCTGTACAACTTGTTGCTTTACTCTTTCAACCAATGTGTTGCCACTTGATTGGAAACATCCCAGGTCTTTTTAGGACCTGGGATGTGAAGAAGGGCATTATACCACATGCCAATACAGCAACATCATGATATTGATGATGTGCTGTATGAGTGCGATGCTTACAAGAACCGATATTCCAATGCTCCGAAAATAGGAAAGAACACGATGATATAAGGTGTACTCTCCTCCACTACAATAGATATTGTAGGGATGATCTGGATCGTCTGATGAAATCTCCACATTACAAATGTATTAAAAGGTTAGTGATCACGTGATTACTGGTAAAAAAAAATTCATCCATAGGGTACCACTCCCCTATGGATATAGCCCTGATGACCTCACTTATGATGTCATCGGGTTCATATGCAAGCCCGTTCCTCTTGCAGTATTGCTGAATGGTCTACTTCCGTCAGTGGTGACGGCACACATTGAAATATATGATGCATGGTGTGCACATGCAGCACTGCTCTCCAGATGTGGTCAATAGGGAACGATCCTATTTATCGTGAAGAGCCCTGTAAATGATCGTATGTTCAGGGCAGGAAGCTGAGAACATTACGAAAGGTGCGAACAATGTGAAAAGTGCCTGTATCATGATGTACGGGGATGATGATGTCACCCACAGTATATCGAATTGGAACAGACAGAATGTCCATACCGATACAAGAAGCACAAGTGGCATTGAACAGATGAACAGAAAATCAAAGATGTAGTATCTCATTGTACTATTGATATTATGAATGATGCAATAAGTTCATAGGTCTATTGCTTAACCTTCAATCCGATAATCCCTCTGCACTCAGTTGTAATAGCTCTGTTTCTGATGCTATTTAAGTATTCCCTTCCAATTAATAGTTATTGTGCATGTTTCAGCGTCCTACTAATAAGCTGCATTTTGGCAATTAGACCAAGGCTGCATTAAACTCTGCTTACCACATAGAGTTCACTTTATTAATCAGGTGGTTTCACATCTGAGTTGAGTGCAGTCTCTCTTGAGCTGGTTGTCTCTCAGAAGTCTTCATATCCACGTGAGAATGGTGCATTAACATAGGGAAGAGAGTCTATCACTTACTCATCTCTTCCCATAAGATCTTGAAGACAATGTGAATGCCTTCACCTCTTCATTGGTTCAGAGGATTTAAAGAAGGTCACACCCTCCGAAGAGGAGTGCGACCGACCAAAATACTGTACACTAACTATGCGTTAGCGTTGATGATGTACTCAACAAGGGTGACAACCCCGTTGATGATGACAAATGTTCTCATGGTCGGAGACATATTGTGGTGTGAACAACGGTACACCTGTTCACTTGGTGTGTGTGGAAAGGTCCATATATTAAAGTATACATGAGGTGTGTATACTGGTGATGTAAAGATGAGGTATACGCAGGGTGTGGGTTTTTATGCACGTCAAACATACATATAAAGCACACCTGCGTATCCTCAACTGCCTGTCTATCAGTGTAGTACACATCGTACATGTGTCGTACACAAGGAAAGACGGGAACAAAGGGGGTTGCCCCCCTGAGGAACCTTAGAAGGTTCTCAAGGCAGGCAATCTTCCCTCCTTCTGCTCGTGAAGCAGGTAGAAGCGACCGTTGGTACCCTCGACCTCGCTGATGCAAACGTCCTCTGCGTCAACGTTGAATTTGGTGGAGACAACGAGACCCTCGATCTGCTTGCCAACGGAATTGACTGCGAACAGCTTTCCAGTGTGAGGGTTCTTCTTGAGAGCGATGCTGTCGACCCCAAGGACTTTCTTTGCTTCAGACATGCTGAGGCGGTCAATGAATTCCAGTGTGTTTTCCATGATATTAGGTATATGTCCCCGTTTACGTTCGGACACCTGGGGGGACTTTCCAGATGCCTTACTCGAGTAGGGGCTTTATGTCACGGTGGTAACCACCCGCCTATATGAAAAAAATTTTTTTTTGATTTTTTTTTGCCCGACACTTGACATACGGGTTTTCGTGTTGTATATTTGTACCGTTCCTATTGAGAATGCAGTTTCTGAGACTGCGTAGCCCCGTAAGGCTGATCAAAGGGACGGTATACAGGTCTCAGTTGGAACTTCAGGTGACCACTCCTGTTGGATCGGGTAGATATTGATATACTCAACAAACTCCGATGTAGGTACAAGGTCTGAGTTTTTGACTCGCAGAAGCGAGTGTTTTTACGAGGTGAAGTTCAAAACGCAAAAAAAATGGGAGAGGAAGGCGTGGCATACCAGTATCCTGAGATTAAGTTCGAGAGGAGTGAGTCCGTTGTTGACGGTGTGAGGGTTGTGAAGGTGTTACTGTTCACACATGTGCTCAATACGGAAGATGAGTTCGTATCGGTGGAGCTTACAGGGTACTATCCGATAGAGGAGGGGAAGGATGTAGATGTGGAGACTGCCATAGGGGAGCAGTTCCATGAGAGATGTATGGATGTATATTATGGTGATAGGGACCGTCAGGATGATGTCGTAGGGGAGGACGATGAGAGATTCATATGAGTTTTTAATATTTTCTGTGAGATTGATTGACAGAGTGTGTTATTGGTTCGTATATTTGCAGGGAGAGCAGAGCGGATGGAGAGGAGATATGAGTTGAAGGGTACTGAGAGATCGTTCTTTACGATGTATGTGGAGCTTATGACCGTTCAGTCCCCGATAGACAGGTTGAGAAGACAGGAACGTCAGGTACTTGCCGAGGTGATGTACAGGAACAGCCTGCTTGCCAAGGATTACAGGGACCCTGAGGATCCCAAGAAGTGGAGAGCCTTGTTCTCCTATGAGAGTAAGAGGGAGATGGCGGAAGCGTTGAAGATGAGTGATGCTGGTTTTGCGAACTGTCTCACTGCTCTCAGGAGACACAGACTGATGGATGCAGACAATTATCTGCACAGGGCATTGAGGCTGTATCCAGGGAAGATGAATGCGATAGTGTTCAGTTTCAAGGTGAAGGATGAGGTCGGATCGGAGGTCTGAGCTCATAGATGAGATAGCATCCAGGTACGGTATACCGTCCTATGTGCTTGAGAAGGCCTGGAAGAATCAGTTCCAGGTGCTTAAGAAGGTGATGTCGGAATCTGATAGGAACGATGTGGGAACCTTCAAGGTGGTATATATGAGAGGTCTCGGGAAGTTCGTACCGAGATTCGCAGAGATGCTGTACATGAACAGTAGGAAGGATGGATGTAAGGGCGATAGTTGAGGGGTGGACAAGATATGTCATGAAGGACCCTGTGAATGAGAAGGAGGCTCTGAGAAGGGCGGAGATATGCATCACATGCAGTGATATGAGGAATGCCATGGGTGTTCTGATCTGCGGACAGTGCGGATGTCCACTTGCTGCAAAGACGAGGAGTTCACTGTCGGACTGTCCGAACCCTGAGAGCAAAGGAGGATCAAAATGGAAGAGATGATGAGGAATGAACAGTTCATATTGAACGTGTACAGGAACGGTGAGCTTGATGATGTCATCGAGGGTGCTGCTGCCATACGGAAGTTCATAAAGGATAAGAAGGACGGTCAGAGAAAGGGAATGAAGGAGGATGATGTGGTCATCCCTTTCAAGGGACCGTTCAGTAATGATGATATCGGGGAGAGCAATGACAGATGGGGAGCATAGGATGACAGACAGTGGCATACCGTACTTTGAGAAGGACGGGGTGCGACTGTTCGTCAGTAGCGTGTCGGCAAGACTCGCGGATGAAGGGGAGACCTTCGAGGAGTACAGGCTCAGAAGGAGTATGGCGGACCGACTGTTGAAGAGATTCAAGAAAGGTAGACTGTCATGGGATCCGTACCCTTTCAAGGGTATGAGCAAAGGGCTTGTGAATACGGTTGATAACAGAGAGGCGATGGAGGCATTCATTGCACAGTACATGAGACGGAATGAAGGAGAGATTGAAGGGAGTGACCCCGATGGGGTCGAAAGTGATCACGAAGGCGTATCTGAAGCCTGAGACGACAAAGGGAGGTGTGATAGTGGACATCAAGCGTAAGCGTGATGTGGTGCCCTGTGTCGAACTGATGGCAGTAGGTCCAGACGTGAAGCATGCGAAGGTGGGACAGTGGGGACTGTTGAACACGAACTGCACACCAGCGGCAGTGATACATGATGGTGAGATGTACCATCTGATACAGGAGTATGACATTGCAGTGCTCTTTGATGAGCAGCCTGACCTTGATGATATCGTAGGATCGGACACTTCGATCGTAAGGGACCTTACGGACTATGTGAGATTCGGGAAGATGAAGGCACTGAAGGCGAAGGTGAGTGAGGGCTACGAGCACGAGTTCGACAGTGACGGCAATCGTATAGTGCAGGAATGAAGCATCTTTTTGAGATGGATGATGACGGCAGGCTGGTCATCGCACCACAGGTACTGTTGGTGGATGAGTTCAAACAGCTTGTTGCTGCACGTAAGAGGAAGGATGCTCTGTTCGCAGAGCTGTCCTACATATTCTTCATGGTCGATATGAGGTCGCCCTATATAAGGCTGTCAGATGGCGAGAGGGAGTCTCAGGTGAGGAATGACCTGATGGGTGATATCAGAGGGTGGGAGCCTGACGGTATCACTGAGAAGTGCCTGAGAAAGTATAAGGAGTTGAGCCGTACACGTTCGATGGACAGTCTTGACAGTGCATGGGAGGCACAGAGGAAGTTGGACAATTTCCTATTGACAGTGGATCTCAATGAACGGAATGACAAGGGAGCAGTGGTGCATGATGCCAAGAAGGTGCAGGAGATGTTGAACAGGCTTCCGACAACCATCAAGAGCCTTCAGGAGACACAGAGGCTCGTGGAGTTCGAGATAGCTGAGAGTCTTGCTCTGAGAGGAGGAAGGGAGAAGGCTGAATTCGAGGATGAGGATATGAATCCAGACTGATGGAGCAGGAGAAGGGTATTCTTGATAGCATCATGTTCGATCACAGTATGAGGGTCAACATGATAGAGGATGAGGATGTACGTGCCGATGTGATCGGTGCGATATCCGAGATACCCTTCATATTCAATCTGGTGAAGAGAGGAAGGAGAAGGGCATGCGATCTCAGAAGGGATGTCAATGGGAGGATCATTGTGAACATCACTGAACCGCATCTTCTTGAAGACATGGATTTCTTCAGGGAGAGGGCACTTTATTTCAAGAGGAACGGGGTATACTGTGATATGATACCGAACAGACATCCCTCATCGAGGTACATGCAGTTCTGGAAGGAGGAGCAGAGAAGATGCAGGGAGGGACTTGTAAGGCCTTCTGACGGTGAGTGGATACCAGGTTATTACTATTGGTATCTGAACTACTGTCCCATACTTCTGACTGAGAACAGGACCGTTGACGGACTGATGCCGATGGTGGAGGGGTTCTCATCCGCTGACACATATGAGGTGGAGCAGCAGGTCACACGGTCTGTCAAGGCTGACCGTATAGAGGATTTCCCACGTGTATGGGACAGCGACTATCTGTGGTTCCATTATGTCGAACAGGCTGAGATGAGAGGCAGCCATGCGGTGTGTCTCAAGACGAGGGGTAGGGGATACTCCTTCAAGGGGGGCAGCATGGGATCGAGGAACTATTATCATTTCAAGAACAGCAAGTCGTTCGCCATAGCATCCGAGGGAGATTACCTCATGGGTGACGGTATCCTCAACAAGGCATGGGACGTACTGAACTTCGTGGACAATCACACCCCATGGAGGAAATCAAGGGACTATGCGGACACCAAGATGCACAAGAAGGCATCCTACAGGGATCCGCGTACACGCACTGAGAAGGGTATGCGGAGCGAGATAATAGGGGTGACCACCAAGGGTGAACCTGAGAAGGCGAGGGGAAAGCGCGGAAAGCTGCTGCTCTTCGAGGAGGCTGGTAAATTCCCTCATCTGAAGAAGGCGTATGCGATCGCAAGACCTTCTGTGGAGCAGGGCAACAGTACTTTCGGAACGATAGTCACGTGGGGTACTGGAGGTACCGAAGGTGCGGATTTCGAGGGTATGAGGGAACTGTTCTCGAATCCCAGTGCATACAGGATATACGGTATCAGGAACGTGTTCGACCGCAACTCCCCCGTAGGGACACTGTGCGGTTATTACTGTGGGGAGTACATGAACCGTGAGGGCTGTTACGACAGTGATGGCAACTCCGATGTCATAGAGGCACTTGTACAGGTGTTCACCGAGAGGAAGGTGGTATCGTCCAATACGAACGATCCGAATGCACTCGTACAGGAGAAGGCGGACCGATCGATCACTCCTCAGGAGGCGATGATGAGAAGGGAGGGCCATCTGTTCAATGTGGAGGACCTGAAGATACATCTCTCAGAGATGGAGACCAATCCGAAGAGGTATGATGCCATATCATGGAAGGTGAAGCTGTTCACAAGGGATGGGAAGATAGAGTGGCAGCTCAGTGACGTTCCTCCGATAAGACAGTTCCCCATAATGGACGTGAGGGATCTTGAGGGGTGTGTGGAGATATTCGAACATCCTCTGAAGACGAATGACGGTGTGCAGTCAGGTCTTTACATAGCAGGTGCCGACCCGTATGACGATGACATGTCGACAGGTCCCTCATTGGGGAGCATATTCATAATGAACCGTCTGACAGGCAGGATAGTTGCGGAGTACACTGGTCGTCCACGTACCGCTGAGGAGTACTATGAGACCTGCTACAGGTTGATGCGGTATTACAATGCAAGGTGCAACTACGAGAACAACAAGAAGGGGATGTTCCAGTACTTCGACCGTATAAATGCACTCTATATGCTTGCTGATACCCCAGGGATACTCAAGGACATGCAGATGACCCGCAGGAACGGTTACGGGAATGCTGCGAAGGGTACCCATACCACGAAGGCCGTGAACGGTTGGAGGAACAGTCTCATCAGATCGTACCTGATGGAGCAGGCGTACGGGAAGGGGGAAGGAGAGAGGAATTATACCACATTGAGTTCATACGGACTCGTGAAGGAGCTGATAGCATACGACCCCAATGTGGGCAACTATGACAGG